GAAATATGTGTCCCCGTCGTGCAGCGCCGCCTTTGCCTGGCCGAAGAAGTCTGTGGAGGACTGCGCCGTGACGATGATGTCGAACTGATGTCCGGCACTCTGCACGTCAGTCTCGGTCGACTTGACCGTTGTGACATAGTCCGTGATGCGATACATCTGTCCGGGAATAAGTGCTTCGTTGGTCACCATCGTGGACAGTTCGGCATACGTCGCGCTTATTATCTTGTTAGTGTCGAGTATTTTGCGCTCGATACCGCTCTTTTTTGCACTTATTTTCGAAATATACAGTGGTTCCATAATATTGACTGCTGTTTTTATTGGTTGATGTAAAGAGTGTCACCCTCCATCTCGATTAGAGTGGCCAGTTCGTCATGATAAGATTCGATAAGACTGCTGAGTCTTGTTACTTCAGTGTTGAGTGACGTTATGCTGTCCTTGTTCTGGTTTATTCCGGCCGAAGCGACGCGTGCCGCCTCTTCGATGGCTTCATATATCGCCTTTGTCGTCGCCGGCTTGGTCGAAGTCATTGTCGTGTCGTCGACGACTGTCTCTTTGTCAAGTGATATGACGCCGTCATTCACGTTGATGTCATTGCCGGCAATGACCATGCCCATGGTCGTGGAAGTCGCCGCCGGCAGTGTCGTGCTGTCCATCGAGACATTGTTCTGATCGTAGAGCGAGAACGTGCGTGTGGCAGAATCATACCCGATTGACGCGGCGTATTTCGTAGTGTTCGGCATTGCGCCGACCTCATCATATGTGTAAGTCGGTTTGACATCGCTTTTGGCCCATTCCGCAATGGAGGCCGAATCGAGCTTTCTGTCATTAAGGTCATTTAACGCCGACGACACCACAAGCTCATTACGCTTCAACTCTGCGTATATAGCGCCGCCCTGGACCGGGTTGGTGCCATTCTCCGTCAACTCAGCGTCAACTGTCACAATAGAATTGAGCGGTATGTGGATAGCATCCTTGCCCGCGTCTGTGTTGAATGTTATGACAATGTCTCCATCTACAACGGAAGCGCTGTTCACCATGCCGTCCTTGATGAAAGCGGTCGCGTCGATTTCGGCGATGGTGCTTCCTGATTTGTCGGTGAACACTATCTTTTGTGACTGAGAATTGTACGACACGCCTGAAACAGATTCGTCCGATGCGGCAGCGCCGTCGATACGCATGTAGTTTTTTCTGATGAACTGGCCGGTATCCGGGTCGAACTCAAGTTCTAAGGTCTCACCACCGGACATATTGATTTCCTTCAGACTTATTCTTCCGCCTGTTTTCGATAAAGTATGGACAAACTCTTTGATGTCAAACGTGGCGAAATCATGTATCCGTATCCGTGAAGTATTAATGGCTTCATCCGGAATGAGAACCCTTATGCTGTAATCGCGGTTAAGGGATAAGTCAAACGGGCAACTTGCCTTGTCCAGTGACAATATAGGGTTGGTGGGGTTATAGTCCGCCTTCAACAACGGGTCTGCCGCGGTGAAACTTTGCGAAACCACGTTTCCTTCAGCGACCACAAATATCGTATATTGAACAAATGTATCGAATTTCGGTTCGAACCACGACGCAGAGAATTCGACCTCACCTTCGACATCACCGTCATCTTCAGTGACTTTTTTAAGCGGTATGAGTGCCGGACTGTTGACTGTTTGTCCGGCATGGTTGTCACGCGACGCTCCTGGATATCGGAAATACACTTGTCTGCCGTCTTTGTGGGCATCAACGATTGTCTGGAAATCTGTGTCGCAAACCCATCCGACTAACGCACTGACAATCAGGTCTGAAGAACCTGCGCCATTCCACCTGTTGATGTCTTCTTCCGATATCGAGTATGCCGCAGAAGAAGTGAATACAGGATCAGACTCGACTGTCAAAAACCCGTCCGCTTCAGACCTGTCGAGTTTCCTGTCGTTCAAGTCGTTGAACGCGGCGGACGACACTAATTCAATCCTTGACAGATTCTCAGAGACGACCTTGTTCTGCACCGGGTTTTCCGATTCCGCGTCGAGGGCGTCGTCAACTTCGATGCCAAAGTTGTTCAGCATGTTGTCCACCTCCGTCTTGGTGTAGGTGTCCGACTTGTCGGCCTTCTTGCTGTTTAAGTCGTTGAACGCGGCGGACGACACTAATTCAATCCTTGACAGATTCTCAGAGACGACCTTGTTCTGTACCGGGTTTTCCGATTCCGTGTCGAGGGCGTCATCGATGTCTATCTCGACATTGTTCAGCAGGTTGTCCACCTCTGTCTTGGTGTATGTGTCAGACTTGTTGGCCTTCCTGTTGTTTAGGTCGTTCAGCGCCGCTGACGTCACTTTCTCTTTGTTCTTGATGGTGTCATACACGACACTGATTTGACCTGACACGTCCTGCGCGTTGTTCTCTATCTTGTTGTCGAGACCGACGATGGCGGTAGCGACGGCTTCCTCCACGTCATAGAGCGCGCGGTCTGACGAGAACGTGACGACTTTTCTTTCAATCTCGTTCTCTTGGTTTACCCCGACGCTTAATGTTGATATTGTTTCTACACCGTCAGCGTAGTTGACGGCGATTTCGCCCGGTTCAATCTGGTCAGGCGACGGTATCTTCGGCTGGCTTATTACCCCGTACATTTTGTCGTCGAGCGCCTTGCCGGACTTGATGTGTAAAATGTGCCTTCTTGCCATTTCGTTAATAATGTGCAGTTAATCAATGTTGGCGCAATCCGAAATGGCCGGCCGCCACGCCTACACCGTCCGCCGGACGGCACGCTTGACACGCCGTTTGTCGCTCGCTGTCATATGTCGGGTATAGACCCACACACTGAAGGCAATCGTGCCAGATGAACATATGCCAACCTCAATATTAAATATATCGGAAACCGCACTTTCTTACAAGGCTAAAGCAAAAATCGCCTCCATTTCTGAATGGGGGCGATGTAATGTAAAATATTGGGTTTTTCGTGCCGCGCGAAGCGTCATTTTGGCCACATGATGATGCATGTGTCGTAGCGTTCAAACGGAACGTCGACAGAACCGGCGGCCATTGCCTTGATATATCCGGATATGACCATGCCGTCGTCGTATGATATTTCTATGTCCCACACTTTGGACATCGGATATCCTTCCTTGTCACGTTCACCCAATATATTCAGTTCACCGCCAAGCGACTCAATGACTGACGCGTAGTCGTCAACGCACTGCCAGTGGTCGTCTTTGTACAGTCTTGAGTCGATACGGTACTCGTGCACCTTCTTGTATATGCGGTTTATCCTCGCCCGGACAGTCTTTGGGCGTCTTCCGACGAACTTCGACACCTCCCGGTTTGCCAGGTCGTCGGACAGTGACTCGTTTATCCGGTTCATCACTTCTTTCGACACGGCACTGACGATATTATCCAACGTTCTCATCCTCTAAGAATTGAGTCTACCTTTTTTATTCTTTCCATGAGCGAGTCACCGCTTTTCGAACGCGACTCGATATATGGGGTCAGTTCCTCCCTTGTCCTTTTGATGTATGCCGAACTTGTTGAAGGCTCAAGCACGACATCCCAACACACCAGGTCAAGGTCGTCACCCACATACAGCGCGTCGAAACGTTTCTCGACCGAACCGAGCGCTCTTGACGACACGCCGACAAGAAGGTTGTCTATCAGCATGCACGCCACAAGGTCCCCGCTTGTCGAGCACACGCCATACCTGCGGAATCCCGGTGAAAGATGGAGCTCCATCTCACCGACTAGCGTCCTGCCCTCCCAGTTCAGGTTGAGTATGTTGTGCGAGATGTCATGCCCGCTCAGCGCGCTTGACGAAGGATGGTCCAGCGAACCGACTGCGCATCTTGTCTCGACGCGCTCCTTGATGTACCTGTCAACTTCCCTGCGGAGAACATCCTCGGGGTATATCCGTCCGTTGGCGTTCTTTATTCCATATTTCTGGAACACGGCGGACACGACGAAATGGTCCGGTATCACAAACTGCTTGTTTGAACCTATGTCCTCGTTTATCTGTTTTACTGTGTCAGAGTTGGCTATGATGTGGCCGTCGCGTTCTATCAGCAGACCGCTCCCGGATTCACCGGCCTTAACCTCCCTGATATCTGTTAGATTGTCAAATCTTGTCATTTTTCCGTCAGAATTTATGAATGAATGGCACACTTTGGCGCCATTCAATAAATATAGGCGGAATTAGCATTTTTCCATCATCTCAAAGCCTGACTTCGTGAATTTGTCGATCAGCATGGTGTTAAGCATCTTCACCAGCGGCCTTGACGAATCGACATTGTCCGCCATTGTGGTGAATGCCTTCTTCGGTTTGAGATAAAGCGAGTATTTGACGTTTGACCATTTTCCGGTCGACAGGCTTCCCTCGCTGAACTCGATGTCACACAACATCCGGTCGTCGAAGTGCTCGGAAGAGCGGACAACGCGCTCGGCCGCCTCCATGAATGCCGGTTTGATCCCGCACACACACTGCGAATAGTCTGACATCCGCGTCTGCGGACGTATCTTGCCTTTGACCTTGACATATATCACCTCAGGCGATATGTCGTTCATCACACTTACGGTGGCAGAGAACACTTTGCCGACACCGTCAATCGGTACATTCTGATATTTTGGCATAAAAAATGTGGTATATCATATAGACATACCACAAAATAAAGAAAATTCAAAAAGACTTAATGTTAAGAAAAGTTAAAATCAGTCAAAACGTGGTGAAGTGAATGGTCTTGTCCTAAACGACGCCGCCTTTTTTGTCCTGTCCGGTTTTTCTGAAGGTGCTGATGTTTCTTCGCCGTCACCGAGAATGTCGTCGCGCCTCACCGACTCATTGGTCTCGTCGGCGTCGTCCGAACCGTCCTCGGCGTTGCTGAGCAGTTCACCCATCTCCCCTTGGGGAATTCCTTCGGCCGTCTGTTTGAGTATCATTCCGGCCACATACTTGGAGAGGTCGGTGTCCGGCTGCGGAAGGCTCTGGTTATACGACCGCAGCGACTGCGACAGTTTACCTGTCAGTTGCTGGATGAAGCGTTTCGGGTCGGTCTCCTCGTCAGCCTCGACTCCGGGGTCGAAGTTCGTGTCGTACGGGTTGAAACCGTCGTCGGCGCCACCAGGTGGAGGAAGCATTCCATCCTGTCCCTGGTTTCCGCCGAACGGATCGGCGCCGCCTGCCATGTCCATACCTCCGAAGTCAGGACCCGTCATGTCCTGTGGCACGCCGGGTCCGGGAATTCCTTGTCCGCCCATACCGTCGCCGGGCATCATTCCGGCGTCAGGCGCTGACGGCACCTTCAGCACTTTTCTCTCAGTCAGTCTTTTTTTTTAACTGCGTCAAAAATTGAATCCGTGATGACGTCGATGACCTTCTCGGTGTATGGGTCACCGTTTCCGATCTTGTTTCCGTAAGGAGAGTTTCCTTTGGTCGAGTCGTCGTTCCAGTCCTTTCCGAACCTGTCTGGCATATTGTGGTTCGGGTATGTCATCGGCTCCTTGCGGTATGCCGGATGTTTACCAAAGTCATTCAGCACAACCTCGTATATCCTCTCTCCTCCTTTGCGGCCGCGTGATTCATAGAAGTCTGTGTCATCCAAGTATCCGTCATCATCATCACCTGAAGTCAACGAATTCACGAGTTCCCTCCATTTTGCATCATCACTGACATCCTCGATACCTTTAAGATTTTGTTCATAGCCAGGTTCAGCTTCCGGGAACGGCACATCATCATCATATTCTTCATCATCGTCCGGATCGAGGTCGCTCAACTCATCGTCGGTGTAGTCTTCGTCTTTGTCCGGGACCTCGTCAAACCCCTCGACGTCGTCAGGGTCTACGTCCTCTGATTCTGTCATGTAAGGATCTCCGTTACCGACATCGCCGGTACCGGTTCTCGGGAAATTCTGGTCGTCGGTGTTGTGCACGGCCTTCTCTTCCTTGATCGGGTCGGTGTCCGCTTCGCCCTGGTTGCTTTCGCTGCCGAGTTCGTCCGTGTACGGCGCAGAACTGCCTACGCTTGTCTCATTCCTCTTGTCCATGTAGTTGTCGGCGTGACGGTTCCATGCCAGCACCTGTTCCTCTGTCAGTTTCACGGTCTTTCCCTCGGCCACGGTTCCCTTGATGTCGTATCCGTCAGACTTGTCGGCTTTGGGTTTTTCAGTGTAAGGCGATGCTCCTTTTGTCTTAGCACCTTTTTTGTCCGGAGACTCTGTGTATGTGTCACTGGCGGGACCGTTTTCCGGTTTCTCACCCTTGTCACCGGTGGTTCCGACATAAGTGGTTTCCGCTTCCTTTCCCTCCTCTATGAGGATGGAATTGTTCACAATCTGGTTGAAACGGTCAATCTCGTTGCGCATCTCCTTTGTCTCGTTGATCTGCCACTCGGCCGGTTTGACCGTATGGAACTGCTCGATGACCTTCTTGCTGCCGCACGACTCGTTGATTTCCTTCATCAGCACGTCGAACTGCTTCGATGCCACAGAGTATGTCGTGTACTCATTGGCCTTTTTGTTCATGTAACCGCCTATGTAGTCGTAATCCTCGGCCAAAATCTCAGTGTCCTTTTTCGGGGCGACCTTGATGTAGAACTTGTTGCATTCGCGCAGTATTCCGTAGGTCTTTCCGTCCGCCGCCTTTACGTGGTACTCGACGACAGGAGCGCCTGACGACTTACTTGTGTCGTTGCCGAAGTTGATCAACTTCTGCATCCTCTTTATTTCGCCATCATAAATTTTGCTCATGATTGAACTGTATATCCTTAAAAATTTGTTATTTTCTATTTACCAAATAAATAGTGCGGTTCACCGGATTGAATTGACCGAGTCATATGTCTTGTTGACCCAATCCCACAATTTGTCGAGGTATCCCTCTCTCCGCAGCACCTTCCATATGATGTTTCCGCTGCTCATCTCCCTCGCCTTTGAGGACAGGCCGCTCTTGCGGAGGTTCTTGAGCCGGTCGAATATCTTGATCAGGTTGTCACATGACTTTTTCTTCGGGGCGTCGCTCTTCGACCTCCTTATCCTGCGGATCTCGTCGTCGATGTCCGTCATGTATTTCGCGGCGGTGTCCTTGATGTATGTGGTGTTCAACCTGGCGTCCGACAGGTCCTCAGGTTCACTCACCCATTTGTTGTCCTCAAGCGAGAACACGCCGGAGGATTTTGACGGTTCACCGGAATCCTCAACCGAAATCTCGACCGGATAACCGTATATCTTGAGCGATTCGTGCGAGTCTGACCACTCATTCTTCTTGGCGCTGAAATAATCCTTGACAAACTCTTTCCTGCGGTCCCACACTTTCGAGAAGTCCACGACCACATGCAGGTCAATGTCAGAATACTCGGACCAGTTATAATTGGCCAGCGAACCGGTGAACACAATGTCCTTCGGTTTCACCCACGGCACAGCAAGCGTGTCGACAAAGTCCCAAGCCATGTCAAGCAGCGCCCTTCGGACGTTCGGCTTGAGTCTGTCGCCGTCCCACAGCTTGCCGTTAAGTTTGTCCTTCACGGCAAACGAGTCGAGTCTTACTTCGTCTGACTCCACCTCATTGATTATTTCTGTGTCAAGTTCTAACATTACTCAAAAATAAATAACGCGTTCTTTGGTAATTCAGAAAAAAAACATTACCTTTGCGCCGTAAAAATAGACATAAAGCATATGAACACTTCAAACCCTCACATCATCGTGCCGAGGCCAAGGGAGATAGTGGCATACCTGGACGAGCACGTTGTCGGACAGTCTGCCGCCAAACGTACACTCGCCGCGTCGGTGTTCAACCATTACAAGAGAGTCCTGATAAACAAGTACGGCGCTGGCGACACGTCCGACGAGTCACTCGCCGACGTCACAGTGGACAAGTCAAACATATTGATGGCCGGGCATACAGGCACCGGCAAGACATACATGGTAAAGATGATTTCCAAGGCGATAGGAATACCGTGCTATGTCGCGGATTCGACGAAGATAACAGAGAGCGGATATGTCGGGGACGATGTCGAGTCAATACTTGTCGGCCTGCTTCAGCAGTGCGGGTACAACATAGACCTTGCGGAGATGGGCATTGTCGTGCTTGACGAGATCGACAAGATAGGCCGAAAGTCGGACAACCCGTCCATCACAAGGGACGTCGGCGGCGAGGGAGTGCAGCAAGGACTGCTAAAGATTGTCGAGGGCAGCGTTGTCGGAGTTCCCCCGAACGGAGGGCGCAAACATCCGGAGCAGCCACTCGTTTATGTGGACACAACGGACATACTGTTCATCGGAATGGGGGCGTTTGACGGTCTTGACAACATCATAGAGCGCAGAATGAACCGGAAATCAGTCGGGTACAACCGTGTCGACACGTCCGGATGCGACGGGAATCCTCTATCCCATGTGACGCCTGACGACCTCAAGAAGTTCGGAATGATACCTGAACTCATCGGCCGCTTCCCGGTGATGACCTACACGGACAACCTGACAGAGGATGACATGTACCGCATACTTACCGTTCCGAAGAACAACATAATCAGCCAATACAGGAAACTGTTCTCGGTCGACAACATCAACCTCACATTCACGGACGAAGCGATAAGGAATGTGGCGTCGGCGACCATGCGCCTCGGAATAGGGGCAAGAGGGATACGCGGTGTCATGGAGAAAATAATGTCAGACGTCACGTTTGACACAGAACCGGGCGGTGATTTCACCGTAGACGTGAAATATGTGTCGGAACGGATAGAAAAAATGGCGCCGATGCTGACAAAGGCCGCATAAGTAGAACCGCTTGCCTGTTGCTGAACGACGCCGATATTAAATAGCACGACAAAGACAAATACACAAACAATGAAAAAAGTGAGATTATATGGGTTCTGTGGTAGGAAAAGAAGCGGAAAGACCACATTGGCCAATATGATGGCAGAAAACGTAAGACCCGTCAAGATAGTATCTTTTGCTGACCCGCTCAAGGAACTTGTGTGCGAGATACTTGATGTGAACATCCGTGAGCTGGACACGATGAAGGCGAGCGGTGTAGAAATAGACGGCACAATGCGTGACCGTGTGACTGACATTGTCCACAGGCACACACTCATACCGATAAGCGACATCGTGGACAAGGTCGGACAACTCCGCCTGCGCACGGTCAGGGATTATCTGCAGGAGATAGGCACTGACCTGATAAGGAAGTGCGACCCTGACTGGCACGTCAACAGGATAAGGGGCAAGGTCGATCACCTCATCAAGAGCGGACACTGTGTCGTGATAGACGACGTGAGGTTCACGAATGAAAAGGACATGATAGAAGACATGGGCGGCGAATGCTTCTTCGTCGTCCGTCCGGACTGCATAGACGTCTCAAACCATGTGTCCGAGACAAATCTGAGATGGCAAATGTTCGACAGCGAGCACATCATCATCAACGACAGAAGCCTCGCCAATCTTTCAGACGCCCTTCGCACATCCATTGAAGACCCTTGTAACTGCTGGAACTCGTTGACGGTCGCCGACCGCATGGACATTTTCGGATACCGCATGCCTTCTGACAAGGAATGGGGATGCGCACTGACGGACAAAATGCATGCTGACGAGTGGCTCGTGTCGCTGATGGGGATGGGGGAGAGCGGGTATTACGCGATGAACATACCGGTAAGGTCACGCGAGGACGCTTCGAAACTGATGGGCAAGTTCCATTCGAGGTTCCAGAAGACAAGCAAATACGGGGACAACATAGGGTATGTGACCGTGATGTGCCCGCTAATTATCGAAAACTTAAAACTGCATCTTGGAAATGGGAACAAAACGGAAGAAACCGTCACAGACAGTTGGGACGCTGGACGAATACATCAAGGCGAACCGGGCCGCGAGCCGGACAGAGGAGATGGAACTTAACGGCTGGCGATGGAAGGCGAAGGACAGGCCGCACAAGAACAAGAAGAAGTATGACAGAAAAAGGGACCGCCGAGTGATTCTCGACAGTCCCTTTCCTATTATTATGCTGAACCGGTGTCTTTATGCCTTCACGACCTCATACACCTTCACGCCGTCCTCGACCGACTCGTTCACGGTGTACCCGTCCTCGAGCAGGTTGACCGGACCGTTCGGTTCGCCATACGAAACCATCGGGTTGAACCCATAGAACTTGCCTCCGTAGATGTGGATCCTCTTGTCGGTCGGGTCCCAAGTCTTGTCAAGGTAGTTCACAAGGAACTTGAAGTTTCCGTTTACGTCGACATCGGCCGGATTGTCCTGTCCGTTGTTGAGTTTGAACACACCGCCGTAGACGTTGATCGTCGCTTTTGAACTTCCGAGATACAATGTGTGGGTGTTGCCCTCGAAGGTGCCGTTCATAATGTTGATGGTCGAGTTTCCGTCCGCCCAAAGACCGTAACTGCGCGTGCTCTTGAACGTGCCGTTTCCGTCTATTGTCAGGTTGACAGAACCCCTTGTCATTATTCCGCTGTTGGCGTCGTCTATCGTGAGCGTCCTCCCGTTCATGTCGAGTTTCGAGTTGCCTGACGCGATGATTCCGTACACGATTCTGGCCCTTGTGATGTCCTCATCCATTACCGTTATACCCGGACTGAGCAGAGCTGAGTTCAGTGACGGACCGTCAGAAACATGCGTCTCCTTGCATGACACGGTGTAATCCGTGTTGTTTGAAACCTCACCAATTCGGTTCTCCACCGCGATGTCGTTCACGATGACATTACCTTTCTCGACGACAAGTTTGTTGATGTGAGCGTTCTGTGTGACTATCAGCGTGTCAGCGCCTACGTTCGAGGTCAACTCGTTCCACTGTCCCTTGTTCAGTGTCACGGTCGAGTTTGGCGCATTGATTGTCGCAGACGGAACATTACCGTTCTCTTCAGTGTTTGCGTTCGCTATGCCGAGGTTGGCTGATGTGTCAGAAGCGATGACAGAACCGTCAGCGAATGTCACACCTGATATCGTGTTGTTCTTGGTCAGTCCGTCCTCGTTGTCCACAACCACACTGTTTGCTGTCAGGGTTGTGTTCGAAACGGCCGACAACGACGCGTTATGGAGTGTTATCGTGTTAAAATCGCCACTCATCTTTACGCTTGTCACTGAACCGCTCTCAGTCGCCGGCGCCGGTGATTCGACTGTGACCGACACAGGTTCTTCTGAAGTGTTGTTCAAGGTAAAAGACTTCGGGCTTGACAGCGTCACGGTCGCGTTGTCCTGAATCGGCGCTGTCACAGACATTGACTTGGTTGTCTCCGGGATAGTCACGTCGCCAAGCTCACCCTCAGTTATTGTGACTGAAGTGTTAGTGTCAGACAGTGTGCTTTCCACATAGTCAGCGTTGATTGACGTTGCGGCGTCTCCGGTGACCACTGAATGCACCGCTTCCAGAAGCGCGGCGTACTTGCCGTTCAGTTCGTCATACTTGTCTGTTGTGACGTAATTTTCCATGTCCGGGAGGTCCGTTGTCTTGGCGAACGCGTCATGGTCAATGTTCTCAAGCGCAGATATCCTGTCACCGAGAGCTCCGTCCTTCTCGTCGACATATGCGGTCTTCGCGTATTCCGACAGGTCCTGATGCTCGGTAAGATATCCTTTTTCGGCAAGTTCACTCTCCGTCACGTATTCAGACAGGTCCTGATGCTCGGTAAGGTATCCTTTCTCGTCAAGTTCAGTCTCCGTCACGTATTCAGACGGGACCTCGGTCAAGTATTCACCCTTAGGCTGGTAAGTCTCTTCTGCGGCGGCAACTTTGAGGTACTCACCCATATCCGGGAGGTCCGCTGTCTTGGCGAACGCGTCGTGGTCAATGTTCTCAAGCGCAGATATCCTGTCACCGAGAGCTCCGTCCTTCTCGTCGACATATGACGTTGACGCCTTTTCTGACAATGTGCTCACGATACCGGCAACCGCATCCGTGTTGTCGTTCAATGCGTCAGAAATCTCCTTGAGCGTGTCAAGCGCCTCAGGAGCGTCGCCCACCAGCTGACTTATCTTGGTGTCGACATATTCGGTCTTCGCGTATTCCGACAAGTCCTGATGCTCTGTCAGATAACCCTTCTCGTCAAGTTCAGTCTCCGTGACATATTCGGACGGGACCTCGGTCAAGTATTCGCCCTTGGGCTGGTAAGTCTCTTCGGCGGCAGCAACTTTGAGGTACTCATCCATGTTCGGAAGATCATCAGTCTTTGCGTATGCGTCAAGCTGTTCCGTCTTGGCGTATGCGTCAAGGTCTTCGGCCTTTGCGTACGCGTCAAGCTGTTCCGTCTTGGCGTATGCTTCAAGGTCCTCGGTCTTTGCGTACGCGTCAAGGTCTTCGGTCTTGGCATATGGTTCAAGCGCGGTGTTCACGTCGTCCATTGTGACGAACGCTGACGTGTCTGGCATCTCAGGAAGTTCATCCTTCTTGACGAATGTTTCGTCGGCATCCTGCTTGGTGTAAACGTCGTCAACGTTTGCCTTTGAAGCAAGTGCATCATTCAGAGCGCCCAGACCTGTCTCGCTGTCAGTCAGTACAGCGGCGATCTCCTTGATTGTGTCAAGATCCTCAGGCGCACTTCCGACAAGATTCTCGATTGCCGTGTTCACCTTTTCGTCAGCGATATTGCCGGCTTCTTCCCTGTCAACCTTGTTGGTCTCGATGTCGTCTATTTTGGCCGCAACCTCACTGAGCGTGTCCATTTCCTCGGGGGCATTGTCCACAACGCCGCTTACCGCGTTGTTAACCATCTCCTGCAGAGGAGCGTTTTTGTCGTATTCGGCATTCCTGACGCTCAAGTCAGAATACCCGTAGCCATATATAAGTTCTTCCTTCATAATTTGAAACTTTATCACTAATAAATATGGACTACAGAAACTACTGAAAACTGTTGTTTTTTGCCTCAAGGATGACGGCACATTATTTATGAAGGATGCGCGGCGTCAAAATCACACGGCGGCGGGGAGTCAATTTTCCGCCCACGGGCCTGTTTCCGCGCATCATGACGGGCCCACAAAATAATCAAGAAAAACAACATTATGAGAAGACGAACACTAATGAGAGCCCTGATTGCGCTGCTGATGTCATTCACCGCACTCTTCACCATGGCTCAGGACGCCTATGGCGACACGACGAAAAATGAACAATGGCAACTGCTCATAAGGGCGATTAGCGCAGTAGAGAGTGGTAACAATCCTAAGGCCGTGAACGGCCAGCACGCCGGACTGCTTCAGATATCACCGGTGTGCGTGAGAGAATGCAACAACATCGCGGGATACAAGAAGTACACCTACAATGACAGGTTCAGTGCTGAAAAGTCAATCGAAATGTTCGAGTTGATACAGTCAAAGTACAACCCCGGCCGCGACATAGAGAGGGCCGCAAGACTGTGGAATGGGGGAATGGGAGGAGTCCTGCACCCGAAGAGGACGGACAGATACTACCGAGCGGTAAAAAAGAAGATGGATCAACTGTCAGCGGATAGAGATTGAAAAAAAAAGGGAATGATATACTATTTGTCCTTCCTAATCTTTTAAGATAAATATCATTAAAACTCAAATGCGGCCAAACTGACCGCATTTTCTGTATTTACAGGCTATTTATAAGAAAAAGACTTGATTATGAAGAAGACTATTAAACTTAGTGAATCAGACTTACATAGGATTGTGAACGAATCTGTAAAAAGAATCCTAATGGAAGATTGGGAAAGCCCATTGCAACAATATAAAAACTCACCATATCCACCCGTTAATTTAACGATAAAAGGAAAAATTGATGATTTTGACCGTACAAAAGGTTATGATTACCAATTTGACAAATCGTCTGATACGAATACAAACCATCGAGAACCAACGGCATCTGATAAATTGAGAAAATACGGAAGCCTTAGAGGTGCTGCTATGCGATATAGAGTCAGCAATGGAAGGAATGCCGAAATAGGTGATGCTTTGATAGAATACGGAATAGAGCAAGGTATTGAACGGGGAAATAAGTCGGATGAGCAATACGCATGGTTTATCGCAAAACTAATTGCTTCAAGGCAGATTCCATTTGACGAAAATAGCGAATATTAACCCACCATCTTCACGTCCCAATAACGGACGATACCGATGGACTTTTCGAACATCATACGGAAGCGGCTCTCAGGGGTCGCTTCCCTTGTATTCCAACGGAACAACTGCTCGTCAATGTACCTCTGAAGATAGGTCTTGCTGACAAAGTGGTACGTGCCGAAAATCACATGCTTGAAATGCGCCCAAAAGCCCTCAACGCTGTTGGTGTGGATACCATTGGGACGAACAAACTCCTTCTTGCCGTGACTTACATAGTCGTGACGGAAACCCGCCTTGGTCAGTCCCTGATACGAAACCAATTCATCGGTCAACAGGTGTGCATTCTCACGGATGAACTGCTTGATAATGGGCATCAAGGTCTTGGCCTTGGTATCCTCGACCTTCATGACAACGGTCTTACCATCACGCTGTAGCATACCGAAAATAGGGGTCTTGGTCTTGGTGGAGCGACCCTGTGTGCCTTCGGTCTTCTTGCTTTCGTGCTTGTTGATTTCACGGCCACCAAGGTACATTTCGTCCATTTCCACGTCACCGTCAAGGGCAACGGCATCGTCCTGTGCGTACAGGGTACGGATTTTGTGCAGCATGTACCAAGCTGTTTTCTGAGTAACCTCGCAGTCACGGGCGAGTTGGTGAGAGGAAACGCCCTTCTTGTGTGAGGAAACGAGGTACATGGCGATGAACCACTTACTCAGAGGCAAGTTGCTGCTTTCAAAGATAGTGCCGACCTTACAGGAGAAGTTATGCTTGCACTTGTTGCAACGGAAACGGCCATCGGTGCGCTTTACGCAGTGATGCTCACCGCAGATTGGGCAGATAACATCGTCACCCCAACGTGCTTCGGTGAGGGTGTCGATGCAGGTCTGCTCGTTGCTGAAGTGACGGATGACCGAAACAAGGCTCTTAAACCCAGTGAAATCTATGTTATTCATGACCTTCATACTATGTTTTCTATTATTATAGTACAAAGGTACTAGAAAATCCAGCAAAAACGGGAATATTTTTAGCTAAAGAAAGCTAGCAATCAGCTAATTAAAGCTAACGAGAGGATTTGGGGACAAATAGTATATCATTCCCAAAAAAAATGGCGGCAACAATGCCGCCATAAGTGTTTCATCTACGATAGTAAGTGTTGTAGACATCCTGAGTCAGACCATGGTCGAGCAGCACCGGCATCGCCCCTCCGTCACGTTTGGCAAGACCCCAGTTCCTGATGGCGACAATGTCGGCGTTCTCCTCTTGCGAGTTGCACAAGTAATCCTCCAGGTCGCTGAAGAACTCAAGCTCGTCGGTAAGTTCGGAATACCTTTCATCTGACATCTCTATATGCCGCCAACCGCCATACCGCGAATACCTTGCGAAAGTCGTGTAACAGAAATCTACAAATTCGTCAAACGTCACACCCAGGCACGCCTTGAAGTCAGACCTTTTTGCCGGCAGCACATACTCGCACTCAATCCACATGTCGTTATCGTAGTCGGCCGAGAATATCCTCGGGAAAATGTCGTATCTCTGTTTCCATCCCTCCGATTCAACCCTGTTCTGCGCCGTCCCCTTCTCGTTTTTGGCGAGTTTCAGACATCTTTCGTCGTCAATCTGGAAAACCATCCGCGACGACCCGTTCCCTATCGGCTGGCCGAGATGCTCCTTGCAGTATCTGACTTTTCCGGCGTATGTCCGGATTGACTCAAGTTCATCTGTGCTGAACTTGCCGTCTGTCGCCTCATTCAGTATGCGTGATTGCTGCTCTTCTGTCAACACTATTACTTTGTCCATTCAAATGTCCGCTGATGTCAGGGTCGAACCCTTGCCGCGGCCTCCGTCTATAATTAGCGTCGCCACGTCATCTATCACCGACTGCACGGCGCGTTTGACCGGACGTCCGCCCATCTTTCCGTCCCCGACCGAGTCCATGACCCTCTTCTTGGCCTTTTCGACAAAACTTCCGTCTACCGTGAGTCCCGCCTTTTCTATCTTTTTCACCGCGGCGGATATCTCTATGTCGGCAATCTTCGAGAGGTCATCGGGCGACAGCGGCTTGAACATGATGACGTCATCCACGCGGTTCATGAACTCCGGCTTGAATTTTCTCCTTATGGCGTTCCTGTACACGCTCTCCGACATCCCCGTGTTCGGCGTGAACCCGATTCCGTCACCCCGGGCGGCGGCCTCAGACGCGCCGACGTTGGACGTCATGATTATGATTGTGTCCCCGAAGTCGACTGTGACACCCTTGTTGTCAGTCAGCCGTCCGTCGTCGAACACTTGGAGAAGAACGTCATGTACTTCGTCTGCCGCCTTCTCGACCTCATCCAGCAATATGACGCATTTGCCCTTCTTCTTCACCGCCTCAGTCAGTTGCCCACCGTTCTCGTAGCCTACATACCCCGGCGCAGAACCGTAAAGCTTGTTGACGGACATCTTGTCGCCGTATTCGCTCATGTCCAGCCTGACCATCGATTTCTCGTCTCCGAACACCTCCTCGGCGAGTTTCTTGGCCGTGTGCGTCTTGCCGGTGCCGGTGCTTCCGATAAACATGAAGACTGATGGTTTCCCGTGGTCAGAAAGTCCGGCAGACTGCCTTCTGACAACTTTTGACACCCTCTCAACCGCTTCATCCTGTCCGATGACCTTGGCCGACAGACGCTCGTAAAGGTTCTTTGTCGCGTCCGGTGAAGTCGGGGCGGAACCATTGCCGCACCGTCCGTTTATGACATCGTCAATGTCATCTTCGGTGATGTCTTGCGACCTTTCGGACATTTTCTCCTGTTTCTCAAGGAACGACAGATGGTTTTTGAGTTCAAGCAGTTGGAAGTCGATGCGGTTTATGTCCTCTTCCGTGTACCTTGACGGGTGGTCCACGGTGTCCCTCCTGAGCGCAAGACCCTCGTCAAGTTTCTTTTTCGCGTCCATCATCTCGGGACTGTCACCGTCCATCACGCTCTTTCGTGCCCCGGCCTCGTCGAGCAGGTCATATATGGTGTCCGGCAGCACGCATTGCTTCATCCGCTTCTTTGCCGTTTCCGTGCAGTGCCGTATAACCTCGCGCGAGAACCGCACGCCGTGGAAATCCTCCAGCGGACGTTTCGACGAGTCAACTATGTCGACACACTCTTCCACACTTTTCTCTTCCAGGTCGACACGGCAGAACCTGCGCTTGAAGAACGGGTTCGACTCGATGAGCGAAGAGTAATCTTTCGGTGTCGCAGTGCATATGAACAATATGTTGCGGTCACTCAGCATCATGTCCATGATGGTTTCTATCCCCATGTCGCTGTAGTGGGCGTCATCCGACAGTGCACTGCGTATATTGTCAATGAAGAACACGTAGCAGTCACGGCCGTGCGCCTCGTTGACCACAGACTTGAACTGTTCTTCAAATATGCCCTTTATGCCGTTGGACGGCATCAGGTCCGCAAGTTTCATCTCCATGAGTTTCCTGTTCGACAGGAACTGCGGCACATCACCGCTGACAAAGAGGTTCGCGATATGTTTCACCGTCGACGTCTTTCCGACGCCCGGCTCACCGACGAGCACGACATTGTTACGCTCGCGCCGCGCCCACACCGTGAATATAGAGTTAAGGACAGAACCGTTTCCGAACACCGGAGGAATGTTTCCGCGCTCAGCGGCCACGTTCAGGTTGGTCAACAAGTTCTCGACATAGGAGTTCGTCATGATTTTCTCTTGTCTCTGCGACTCCGCGGCAGAGGTCTCTTCGTTGTCCGGGTTCTCTTCGTATCCCCTACGTCGCTTCGACTCTTCGAGCATCTGTTTCTTGGTTATTCCGTATCGCGACGCTATCTTGTTGGCGAACTGGCTCAGCGACAGCATGACTGACCAGAACTCGGTCGACGTGTGCGAATCCTTTCCGTCCTTGCACATCCGCTTCATTATCGCGTCGAACTTCTGCGAGTACTCCGCTCCGTCAGAACCTGTCCCGCTGTCAGAATCTCCGCTGTTCCTCAGATGCGTGTCAAGCTCTTCAGTCATCTTGGCATAGTCGCTTGTGAGCGTTATGGACCTAAGCACAGAGTTGGCCTCGCAGTCGTCATATTCAAGAGTCCCGAGCATGAACGGCACAACGTCTATCTTGTCGATGCCATAGCGTGGCGCTACCTCCTCGCGCACATACTTGAGCAATGCCGCCAACTCGGGAGAAATACTGTATTCCATTTATGAAATCGTGTTTATGTTAAAATAACATAAAGAAAATGTTTAATTCAATACAACACTTGTCCATGTCGGGAAGATTGATTACTTTTGCGGAAAACTTAAAACATAATGATAGCATACAACAAATACACGGACAACAGGGACCATACATGGTACAACAGTTCAAACGTGATTTACAGCAAGTGCATAGACACCGACACGGATTTGAAGACACTTGAGATAGTGTTCAAACAGGGCCGCACATACCTGTACCGGGACGTCACGGTGGACGACTACATCATGTTCAAGAATGCCGGGAGCAACGGGGAGGCGTTCAACAAGTTCATCAGAAAGTACGACTGTGTCAGACTGCCGGACACCGACCTTGACGAACTGTCCAAACTTATGGAAACGTTCCAAAAGGAGGACGGAGAGACGTCAGAGGCATTCAGCAACCTTCAGTACGCGCTCGCCGTTGACGACAGAACCGGAGAGTTCGAGCTGCGTCTGAACGGACGGACGATATTCAGCGGAATCGAGGGGAAGGTTTCGATCGTCAGACTTCTCAAGTCCATGTGCATAGCATACACGATGATAGATAAAACAACAACGGAGGACGGAGATGGAAGTGAGCATTAAAAGAATAAGCGGATGGGAGAACGTGCTTGACGCCGCAAGGTTCACGGTCAACAAACCTGATTTGGAGAAAGAACCGTCACGCACATTCAAGACGGACGTGCTTATGGCCGAGCACTCGCCTATACGTTCATTGATATATGTCATAACAATACATGATGTGCCGACTTGGGTTTCACAGCACCTTGCACGGCATGACGCGTTCGCAGGGCACAATGTGAGGGAAGGGGCGTCGGACACACATTACGTGGCCACCCAACGCGGTGACCGGACAGGTGAGGACAGAAACAAGAAACCACAGGATACACCGGTTAGCCACCGGATACTTTTGAACGCGCAGGATCTTATCACCATCTCACGCAGGCGTCTGTGCTCTTGCGCGTCGGCAGAAACAAGGCGACTGTGGAAGATGATACGTGATGAGGTGAGAAAAATTGATCCGGAGGTTGCAGACTGCATGGTGTGCGAGTGCGTGTACCGCGGGTTCTGTCCGGAGATATCGTCATGCGGTTTTGCCGGCACATCGGCATACAAGAAAGAATTAGAGGAATACCGGACGCAAAAATTGTAATGTCATGGCATACGAAAGACTTGGATTCACTCCGTCGCCATATCAGGCGAAAGTTTTCGACTTCGTCAGGCACGGGACCGGCAATGGCGTGATCAGCGCAGTCGCCGGGTCAGGTAAGACAAAAACAATCGTCAACGCGATGAAACTTGTCCCCAAGACAAAGAAATGTCTCTTCATCGCCTTCAACAACAGTATCGTCGACGAACTTCATGAGAAACTGAAGTCATATCCGAACTGCGTCGCCAGAACGCTTCACAGCCTTGGGTTCCTGATAATAAGGCGCAACCTCGGTGACGAAATATCCATAGACGAGTTCAAATACCGCACATTCGTCAAACAGAACGTCAAGGAACTTGTCGGGGACGATGAAACCGCGGAAACGATGTCAAAACCCGAGGTGAACCGGTATGTCGACAACATAACCGCACTGATTGACTTCTCACGGTTCAATTGCGCGCAGTCGACAAAGGAGGTGGACTCCATAGCGAAAAAATATGGCGTGCCTATACAGATGAACGAGTGCGAGGCCACTGTGCGATGCCTTAAGTGGGGGCGCGAGCACACGGACACGATAGATTTCACCGACATGGTGTGGCTGCCGTATGAGTTGTCGCTGAAACCGCTCGGATGCCAATACGACTGGATATTCGCCGACGAGGTACAGGATTTCTCGCTGTTGTCGGTCGACTTGTTCAAGAGATGCTTCAAGCGGGGCACAAGGTTCATCGCTGTCGGTGACAAGAATCAGATGATAAACCTTTTTGCCGGAAGTTCCGAAGACGCGTTTGACTCTTTGTGCGAAATGCCGAACACGACCGTGTTCTCGCTGCCGATAACATACAGATGCGCAAAGAATATCGTGAAAGTCGCACAACGGTTCTCACCGGAAACAGTCGCACGCGACGATGCGCCTGACGGGGAAGTCGTGGACAATTTTCATATCAAGGACATAAGGAGCGGCGACATGGTGATCGCACGCTCAAAGACACCTCTCATAAAACTCTACACCCGCTTCCTCAAGATGGGTGTCCCGTGTTACATAAAGGGGCAGGAGATAGGGCGCGAACTGCTCAATACGGTAGATGCCGTTCCCGAAGAGATTACCGAACTGAACAAGGATCTGCAGCATGACGGCGTGTTCGTCCGGATGTATGACGCCATGTTCGACATGAGGAACCGGCTGATGGCCAAGTACGGACTTGACTTAAACGACGCCACGCTTTCGTCATACGTGACAAACATGTATGACACCATCAGTTCGCTTGACACTCTCGCAATCGGATGCAAGACGCGTGCCGATCTCGTGAGACGCGTGACATCACTGTTTGACGAGGACAACAATGGCGTGTGCCTGTCCACGATACACAAGGCCAAGGGTCTCGAGTCCGAAAGGGTGTTCGTGCTGTGCAACTCGACGCTTCCGTCAAAGCTGGCGAAAACGGATTGGGAGCGCCTACAAGAGCGGAACCTGCAGTATGTGGCATATACAAGACCGAGGACAGTTCTCGGATACGTCTCGGAGAAGGAGGTGTCACCGAGCGGTTCACTGCTTGAACCGGAGGGAATACTTAGCGAGGCCAAATACATCGAGAACATGGTCTGCCGGGCACTCGGGAAACAACCGATGAAGGAAATGGGCGACGGCGAAATGGCAAGGTTCAGGATGGACCGTTCGCAAACAGTCATAAACGACAGAACGATGAAACGGAACACTGCGCCCCTAAAGACACAAAAGACCGCAGGAACCGACCTGCTCGCCGAACTTGTTGACTGTGACGAATAATTAGGATAAGACAGCAAGAAACACCAGCCAGCATATGGAGAATATACGAAGAATCGTTATGGAGGCAGTAAGGCGGGCAATACGCGAAGCCGTCTATGATGTCGGAGACTTCCCGATACACTCGAACGGAGACATAGGAAGGAACCCACTGACCGTGGACAATGGCGGACACGCGTCGCAAGACAAAATCACACAGGCGTCGACTGTTGACGCGTGGGGTGCGTCGTTCCAACCAAAGGAGATAAAACATCTCATGCCGAACCAATGGATTATATATAAGGTGAAGAACTTCGGAAATCCGGACATCACCGGAACACGGAGCATCTTTGCCAACGGAAAGGAGATACGGCGGGCGATAGACCTCGTCAATGGTTCGGCCGGACGCAACGGGCGCGGCGTGACATGGAGGGTTGTCGTGGATGGAGACAAAAGCCGTGAAGCCCTTATGAGCGGATACATGTCCAACGCGTTCTGGGAGTTCAGCTTGGACGGAGGATACGAGTGGTATATCCTCAAACCGGATCCTGTACAAAGACTTAAACAAAGTTCACTGAAATGACACAAGAAATGATATTGACGGTATTGGCGGTCTTACTCGCATTGTTCTGCATTTACGTCGCCGTGGATGAATACAAATTCTACCATGGAAAGCCGGGGCGTTCCATAGAGCAGATACAGACTGAAATAGAGTTTTTGGAGAACGAAATAGAACAGAACAGGAAAAATCCGAGCTACCCGATGCAATACGCATATGACGCGCTCGACGCGCTTGCCATCGAACTCAGACGAGCCGAATCATGGAACAAGCGACATCCTGAGGACAAAGTTTGACCGTATGAAATACATGGGCAGCAAAAACCGCATTGCGGACGACATATTGTCCGTGATGTTGGAAAATTACAGTGGCGGAAGTTTTGTCGACGCGTTCTGCGGAGGATGCTCCGTCATACAGAGGGTGCCAGACACTTTCCGACGGATAGCGAACGACAAGAACCGCTACCTTGTCGCGATGTGGAAGGCGTTGCTCGACGGGGAACGGCTCCCGATATTCATCAGCCGCGAGTTTTACTCGGACGTGCGAAGTGACACCCGGTTGGACGGTGACAAGTACAGTGACGGAATCAGAGGATGGGTCGGGTTTATGGGGTCGTTCAATGGAAGGTTCTTTGACGGAGGGTACTCCGGACACGCTGTCGAAGGAAAGAACGGTTCAGTCAGGGACTACATCAGTGAGAACATCAACAATACGCTGTCACAGGTTGAACAACTCAAGGGGGTTGAATTCGTGTGCGGTGACTATTCCGAAATGGACATCCCGGACAATTCACTTATATACTGCGACCCTCCATACAAAGGGACAAAACAGTACACGACGTCGAAGAATTTTGACTACGGGAGGTTCTATGAATGGATTCATGAAATGAAAGACAAGGGGCATACCGTATTCGTCTCCGAATATCAGATGCCCGATGATTTCACCTGTGTCTGGGAGAAGGGCGTAACAAACGCCATGAACCAGACCATAACCAAAAAGACCGTTGAGAAACTGTTCGTTCCGGTTTAGAATGTCTGACAGTCGATGATGTTGCTGTCAAGGTCGTCAATGTTGACCTCAATGCTTTCCTTGTCGTTGTTGCGCACAAAACGGACGCCGACATTGTTCCCTTCTTCATCTTTGATTGCCTCGACTGCGGTCAGATAGACGTCATCTATAAGGTCGGTCTTGCCGTCACCGCTCCCGCCTCCATCGGGGTTTATCGTGCGGTCCCCGACGACCAACTGAAGCGTGTCGTCGTCAACCCGCTGAAGATATATGCTGTCAAGCGCCGCCTGTATGGCCTCCTTGACCTCCTTGTCGGTCGCAATCCCGCCACCTTGGTCCTCGATAGTTATGATGTCACGGCCGTCGTCGTACGGATAACCTTGCCAATAATACATACCGCGGCGCATGCCCTGTTCTTTATTGTATTCGTTCATCGCAGATGCTTTCTTGATAAATATTGTGCTCACTGCACATATTGAAGGCAGAACGGGTGAAGCAAAAAACAACGAACTACCCTCGTTAATTTTTTTTCACACTATTTATTTTTCGTATGTCGTGAAAATGTCATACCTTTGCAACGCCAACATGAGGTTGGCGAAGCTATATAAGTTATATTATTAGTTAAAAATTAGACAACTATGAAGAAGATTATGTTTGTAATGATGGCGATCGCAGCACTGTCGTTCGCGTCATGTGGAAACTGTGACAAGAACGCTTGTGCAAACGACACCACACAGGTCAGCGACACGACCGTTGTTGATAGCGTTAGTGCTGACAGCGTCGTTGTTGACAGCGTGAAGGCGTAAGTCGCCATCAAACTGCATGCTTTTCAGCATCTGATAGAATATGGGCGGAAGGAATTCCGTCCATATTTATTTTCAAGACGATGATATAATCTAAAACAAAATACAAGACATGAACAAAAGACAAATCCGAAAGATAGTCAATGAGGCCGTTTCGCAGGCACTCAGAGAAGATACTGACGCAAGGAGATATAATCAGATGGTGGACGCGTTGCTCAGATGCCTCAGCAAAATCGGCAGACACGCCACGGCCGCCGCTTCAGAGATAGCGAACGGGAACATCAGCAGTCCGACTGTCCAAGATATAGCAAGATGCTGCAGGACAGTGTATGAATGCGTCAACGAGATGAACGACATGTACGGAGAACCGGCTGACTATTGACATTTCTACGGGCATCAAAAAGTACTGCGGACCGTGATTTTCAAACAAACGACGGTCCGCAGTCTATTTTTAACCCAAATTCGCCCGCTATTGGGATGTGAAGATGGTAGGTTAATTTAATTCGTGTATGACAAATTGGTCAATCCCAATAGGATATCCTAATACGTAATAGTAATCATCAGGATACTCATCAGCTAATTCTTCATCGCCCGCATAAAGTTCGGCAAATCCGTTCTCTTTTGCGTATCTCATGACCTTTTCCAAAGCATCAGAAGCATCATATGCATCGCCTACATAGTATAAAGATGACGATAAACTGCCAAAACCTATTTCAACACTATAATCGGCGTCTTCCTTTGACTCACAATCAAGGCAAACAGGTGTATCATACGTAGGAACAGAACTCTCCCTTAGCACCCTTTTTACTGATTCCCTAATCACTCTATGTAGGTCGCTTTCACTAAGTCTTATTCTTCTCTTCATATTCAGTTTCAATATGTTTGTTTTTTATAAATAGTCTGTAAATGCTGACATCAGCGTCTTCCATAACCGCGTCTGCCCATCTTGTGCCTCTGCACACTTTGCTGTAGCCCGTAACCGTTAGGTTTCAGACTGGCGTACAGCAGTATCGGCTTGTCAATCTCAAGGCCCACCGTCGAGAACCGCCCGAAATTATGGCCGTTGTCTATGACGGAGAAGTCTATGTGCCTTGCCTGTTCCTTGTCGGGCAGGAGGATGTGCCATCCGTTGTTCATGCTGCGGTACTCCCACAGCGGCGTGATTCCGTTTTGTGACAGTATGTCCATGACCTTGCGGTAGACGCGCTCGTCGTCAGAGTCGATGTCAAGGAAGCACAGTTTCCTCTCCGGCCAGTCCTTCGACTGTCCGGCGGCGACTTCCATCTCGTGTCCCATGTAGCGGTAATTCCTGTGCCGCTCGAATCTCGGCCTCAGGACGTTGTTTGCGTAGTCGCTCAGAGAGATGAGCGACCTCTTGTTCGGGTGCATATACGCCCTTGAGTTCGTCGCCTTGCACACGGATATTATCTCGTCGCGTTTTGACATGAGTTCTTGCGCGTTGTGCACCAGGTAATATGTGATGTATTCGCATGCATTGTGGTCGAAGTGAAGGTGCATGTTGTCCTTGTGCCTCTTGATGATCTGCACGAACCACACGTCGTCGTCACCGGACGGGTCGAGAATCTTGGAGCATACGTCGTCGAAGTTGTCTATTGTCACCGTCCCGTCTTGGTCAACGGTCCGGGATTCGTAGATTACCTCGCGCACAATTCTTGACACCGCCTCCTCAAGAGACACTTTTTGCGAGTATTCGGCAAAGTCCTTGCATCCGTATTCCTTGATGGAGTCGACGAGTTCGTCAAGGTCTGAGAACAGGCAGAACGGAGAACCGTCCGTGTCCATGACGTACCCCTTCTCGCTCTCCCCGTCAACCTTGTTCACATTTCCGTAGAAGTCATAACCGCGATAAGTGAAACCGAACGAACCGTCCTCCGGGTTTATCTGTCCCCTCACTCCGTCGAACCACACTTTCGATATCGGACTCTTGCTTCCGTTGTCGACAATGTTGAACTTCCCGTCTTTCTGCACCATGGTGAATCCGTTTATGGACTGCAGGACTTGGTCGTACTTGTTGCCGAAGTGGAACTCAACGTCCGCGTGGTCGTTGAGGTAGTCGTACATCTCGCGGTTGAGCATTTTTCTGAATGTTCGACCTTGGTCGAACGAGACGGCATATGGTATGACCGAACTGAAGTCATATGGCAGAGCACAGTGGCCGTCAAGGTTTCCCTTGTATATCAGACCCCTTACACCGTGCTGATACAGACTTTTGCCATATTCATTCCATAGCGCCACGGCCGAACCGGCTGTCCTACCATGATAAAGACTGTGTGTGTGTTGGACACAAAGTTTATACATGCGTGCGGCCATTTTCGGTTCAAAACCAAGTGTTATGAACTGGTCGTATATCTGCCATTTTTGCCCGTATGTCTGTTTGGCCAAATGTTCGTTGAATATCACGAATCCGTTATACCCGCCAACCAGTTTCATCATCACGATGCAGTCACCGTATATTGGTTTTGACTTGACATTCTTTATCGAGTCAGCCAAGGTGAAGGTACAGTAAACACCAGGTCCGTATCTGTTTCCGCCTTTTTTGCCTGTGTATGTCCTATTGTATCCGTATTTGAATATGCTATCCAACTGTTCCTTGAATGCCACGCGGTAAAGGGTCGGCATGCCTTCCCCACTTTCGATCTCCTCGTATGGCGGGAGATAAGTCGCCTCTTGTTGCTGCGACTCTTTGATTATCTCCTCATGTATCACGCGCTTAAGGTGCTCAAAGTTCTTTTCCATATTCATTCCTGATCATATTGAGATAATATTTTTTGAGCGATATGGAGCGGTCGTCCTTTTCTTCCGACTCGCCCATCATGGCGTTGCTTTCAGTGTCGTCGGGTACGGCGTCATACCTGTTCTTGACCATACTTATGAACTTTGACAGTGGAAGCGATTGCAAAACACCTTCACTCACGCTTATTCCGCGTCTTGACAATGACTCGTATTTGAACGAGTGCTGCGGATGTGTGGCCTCTATTATCTTCGGTATGATTATGTCCATCAACGGTATGGTGTTCATCGCGTCTTCTGGCGTGACGACATAAGACCTGTACTTTGACGCAAGATCATAGCGTGGGGTTGTCAGGCTGATGTCGCATATCTCAAGCACCGCTATCGTGCAGAGTGTCGCGAGTTTTTCCACCAGGTCGTCGCGTATCACGCCCATTTTCGGCGCTGCCGCTTTCGAGTACTCGTATATCGCCCTGGCAATGAACTCATCATCCGGCAAGTTTTGGAACGGTGTGACGTCTATCCGCACCCCAAGTCTGGACGGACGGGTGCAAAGCGCCTCCACCGCTTTTCTTCTCCTTGACAGAACACGCATCTCGGATTCCGTGCGCTCCTTTGTGTCCTGACGGTTCAGTGCGTCCAACTGGTTTGCGAAATCCGGATTCACGCTTTTTTCATACTCTACGGCGCGGTCGTTCATGCCGTGGCCTGACACGTTGCAGTAAAGACCTATCTCGTTTGTCCACTCGTCGAGCGCCGGATCCTTAGGCGGAACGGTCTGTGACACGTCGTACATCCTCACCTTTTGGAACTGTACATTCGAGTCTTTGCCGCTTATCCTCGTCGCCTCAATCCTTACCTTGTTCAGCACCTGTGTCGAGCCCATCGCCTTGACCTCCTTGAAACCCTTGTAACCGCAGGCTTTGGCACCGGCGTCCAGATCCGCGAATGTGAGGGCGGCCTTGTTCATCGGTTTGAGCACGACTATGGGTTTTGCCCCCGGAGCGACAGTGCGGTTAAAGTGTTCCATCCATGTGTGCTCCTCGCACACGAAACTCGCCTCCGGGAACTGGTCAAGCACCTCCTTGATGTTGTTCGGTGACAGTATGTGGCCGTACTTGCGCTCACATTCCGGCGTCATCTGGTACCTAAGCAGTCTTTGGCGCACCTTCGGATCGTTCAGTTTGGTGAGCATCTCCTGCCAGTTCGATATCTTCGCCACCTTAGCGTTCTCGATATCCTCCGCTGTGGCCGTGCTGTTCACCGCCTTCGGTATGATGTCACAGACATTTTCGATGCTTTTCGGCGTGTACTCGTCGAGCTGTTTTATCGCCTCGCCTATCTTCGCCATGTAGTTCGGCAGCTCAGATGTCGTCTCCATGTTGACAAGCAGCTCGACACCTCCGTGCTCACCCTTTTTCGCGAACATGAATTGTTTCGGTATGGCGCTGTTTATCGCCTGTGCGAGCTTATCCTCAGAACCTCCCCACACATGTGTAAGATACACCTTGATAAATTCCTTTTTCGTGCCGTCCTTCGAGTTGCCGGTCATTGATATCGAACCGGCGACGGTAAGGCTCCCCCTTTTCTTTGCCGCACCAGTTTCACCGTCACCATCCGACTTCTTCGGCCATCTTTTTTTGATTGCCTCAAGGACGGCGGTCCGTATTATACTGTTGAGTCTGCTCTCGGTCAGACGTATCGTACGTTTCATTGCGTGTAATTCAGTGTTTTTTCTTAAATAGCGCGACGATATTTATCAGGAAAACAAACTTTACGCAAGAAATGGGAAAATATCTGCATTCATTCGGTACAAAATCTGCCCATGACGCAGTCTACAATGGGGATGAGTATCACGAGCCATGGGTAGCATACATTGAGGTTAATCAACTTGTGACATACAACAAGGTCAAGACCAAAGTCGGAGACATCATTTACTATGATGGCACATCACTGAAATTCACGAACAAGGACGAATGGAGCGCGTCGCTCGGTACACCTGTGGCGGTGGTTGTGATACCCGCTTCCCATATGTCTGATGGCAAGTGCAGGGGCATGTCGCTGTGCAACATGTCGTACAAGACGCCGCAGACTGGCGCGCTCGGCACAGGCAATGCAAATGCGTCAACCAACGGCACGAACCTGACGTGGGGTGTGGAAGGTACGGATGTCGCTGGTCTGGCGAACTACACCAACGTCAAGACCATTGATGGAACGAACGATTACGGATACTTCCCGAGCGACCTGTTTGACGGAGGCTATTATTCTATCGCGACAGACACACAAAAGATTGTTTCGCCGTACAACGGTGATGGAACACAGAACTCAGCATATATCACCGCCGGTCAGGCTCTCGCCGACATGGACGGCAAGGCGAACACCGAAGTGCTCGTAAACCTGTCAGCAATCAAGGACACCTATTCAAGCGGTGCGTTCGCTAACAATACGGCGAACTACCCCGCAGCGTTCGCGTGCAGTTTATTCAGCACTGTCGGCACCTCTCAAGGTGACTGGTACCTACCTGCGATCGGAGAACTCGGTTACCTGTACACGAGAGTCGAGAAGATAAATGAATCACTCGATGTGCTCGGAGCATCTTCGGTTCAAGTCGGTACTGTGTTGGACGATGACGATTCATTTGGATATTGGTGTTGGTCTTCGTCAGAGTACCTTACAAACTTCGCGTGGCACCTCAGCAACGAGGGATACGTGGGTCTCAGCAATAAGGTCAACAACGGTGACGACGGCCGCGTGAGGGCGTTCGCCGCTTTTAACATTTGACATCCTATGTGTCGCCTTGATTTGTCGGCACGCACAAAACCAATAAAATGAATCCGTCCATGGTGAATCTACATGGACGGATTTTCTTGTTAAAGAACGCAATGTCAGCAGTTCGGGCACTTGATGCCGCAAACGTGCCTCAGCTGTGGTGTGGGTGGCATCTCTTGCGAGAAGAACGCCCATCTGTCAGTTCCGCTGAACTCGCCCTGGGCAGCTTTGTTCCATTCGGCGCAACGCTGCTCCGGTATTGATATCAGACGCCTCTGCTCGGGTATGCCCCAGTTGAATGGGTTCTGCTTGTTGTGTGTGAATGTTATTTCGCTCATGATATTTCTTTTGTAGGTTATTGTCTTATTTAATGTCCGCAGTGCGAAGTCATGTAGTCCCTGATGAGTTCATTCAGATTGATAAAGTTCCCGCTGATGTCAGCGTTTTCGAACAAGGTGTCCATGTGTGTGCATATTCCGCAGGCCGCCTGTTCGATCTGCTTTCCGCAGCAAAGGTGGCACGGTTCGCACGGACACGGTGGCGTCGGTGTCGGTTCCGGGTCTGGGCAAGGACGGCATCCGTCGCACTTGCATTTGCACTCTCTTATTATCTCCTGCTTAGCAGCCTCTATCTTGCGGTCGATTTCGTCACAACTGCATCCGGTGTCAATGTCGTCTATCGCGTCGACGACAGCGTCTATTATCGCCCCGGTGTCACAGCTTCCGCTGTCACAGCAGCATTTCCCCGCGTCAATTCCTACCGGGAGTGGATACCCCCATATGTTGTACATGTCGCCAAGAGCACTCATCTGTTAGTCGTTTTCCTATAAATATTGTGTCGTTTTAACATACATTAATATTGTTTGTTTTGAAGATTCCAAAAATGTCACTAACTTTGCCGTGAAGAAAATAAAAAGCAAATCTTGCGGCGTTGACTGTAACCGGTCGTGCGTCGTATATTAAGTAAGTTTGATATGGCACCAATAAAAAGCGTAACACATGGATCACCGGACACGACGGTCGTCGTCGTATGTCCGGAATGCGGTAAGGAACAGAGCGTCACAGTCCGTGAGTCGGACTGGCGCAGATGGGTCGGTGGCGGATGCCGCGACCTGATATATTCCGCGTTCCCGTATTTGAAGGCAGACGAACGTGAGGTACTGATAAGCGGAATCTGCGGTGACTGTTGGGACAGCATGTTCAAAGAGGACGACGAGTTGTGACAAGTGATACTTGACACAATCAGCGCCACCTATCGTGTCTGCATGAGAATAAAAGACAAACAACCAAAAGGATATGGACACAATCGAATTTGAACTCGCAAAGGAATGCCAAGAGACCGAGAAGAAGGTGAAACTCCTTGTCGATTTCCTCGCGACGGACGGTCTGTCGGAACTGATTGGCGAGAAGCAGGTAGAACTGATCACAAAACAATGCGAGGCGCTCGGGAAATACCACGACGCACTGATTGACAGGGCGAACGACATGGGTGTCGTTGTGGAGGACTACAGAGAACCCATGTTGGACAAGAAGAAGGTCATGATACAGGCGTACGACGACTGCATGCGCGAGCTGTACGAAAAATCACAGCCGCCCGTCTCATTCGACCTTCTGTCCCTAAGATACCGGGTAGGTGCGATCACAGATGACGACAACGTGTATGACAGGCACTACATCTCTCAAGACGAATACAAGTATGTGCTCGGCAAGTACCTCGACGCGTACAACTACAGGGAGCGTTTCACGTCTGACGTGGACGTCATATTGCGCGACCTCGAGGAAGGCGGGCTTAAGAATGGATATGAGACTGACGAGAACGGATGCAGCCACCGCACGGCGGTGAAGGTGCGGCCTCTGTCCGAACTGATAGGCGAGGAGAACGCCAAGACCGTCATCGACACGATAAACGAATACAAAAACTTCTACCGCTTCGACCGCGACGAGGAGACATTCAACGTCGCCGTCGGTTTCGGCCCGTCGCCGTCGCATTCGTTTGAACGGGTTGCGGAATACTGGAAGAAGAACGGGGTCGAGCTTGTCGAGGAGGAAAGGAATCCTGACGACTTCTGGGAACTTGACGCCTACGGCCCATTCGACGTCATGGACACTGAAATCGAGGAAGTGTGACATACCGTCACATCCGCCGGTCATCACAACTGCGGCTGCACTCACGTGTGGCCGCAATTTTTGCTTGCCCGTTTTTGAATTTTTTAACAGTAATGATTTTGACGTTTGTGATGATGTATGTACCTTTCGCCCGATGTACATATTAACATATAAAAATAACCGATGATACAGATTACAGAAAAAACGCTGAAAGACAAATTCATTGAGTACAATGACTTGTACTTCGGGGGCAAGTTGCCGATGCCGGTTCTGACGACGCACCGGTCATTTTTCGTGTACGGGCAGTTCAGATGCAACCTGCATGCGCCGGGCAGCCGTGTGAGGAACGCGAAAATCAGCATGTCATGCTACTATGACTACGACGACGACGAGTTCAGGGACATACTTGTCCACGAGATGTTGCACTACAGGCTGAACATGTCGCGGAAATACGACGGAAAGGTCCACGGTCCGATGTTCTTGGCCGAGGCCGATTCGCTTAACATGAAGTTCGGTCTAAACATAACAGTCAAGCCGGAACTGGTCAAGTCGAGACTGAACAAGAACGCGCCGAGGTTTTCCCCGGCGCGACTGTTCGTGCGTTGGTGATTTTCGCCGCTTATCAGTTACGCCATGAGGTAACTGCACCTTTGCTGCGACCCATTGCGCCCTTGAGTTGGCGGGTTATGACCGCAATCGCTTGCTCCATTGCCGGACCGTGGAGCACGCCGTCCTGATGAAGTTCATTGATTGTGTTCAGGAGGTCCTCAATCTTGCCGTAGTCTTGATAAGCCTTGTATTGACCCTTGATGCTTTTGACTCTGTCCTCGCCGTATTTCTTGACTTTCTTTTTCGCATCTCCGACTGCACGTCTGGCATTTCCGACCGCATCTCCGACCGCACGTCCGGCATTTCCGACCGCATCTCCGACCGCACGTCCGGCATTTCCGATCGCACGTCCGACGTTTCCGACACCGTTCATAATTGAACGACCTGCGTCGGCCATAGCATCACCGGTTCGTTCGGCATCACTCCTGAACGCGCCAAATATAGAGCGCCCCATATTTTTCGCTGAATTGAAGAACCCTTTGCGTTCGTCAATCCTCTGCAGTTCGTCATTGACAGCTTCCTCTATGATGGATCTTAACTGACTTTCGCTCAAAGTTATTTTCGTCATGTTGCTTACTTAGTTTGATGTTATTTAGTTTTTCTCTTTTTAAATATCAGAATACGTTATACTTTTTTAACATAAAGGATTTGGTCATATTCAATATTTTTCATACCTTTCGGTTGTTCAAAAAGAATGGAACTAAAGTAATAATGTATATGGAAGAGAAAAAAACAACCGCCAACGAAGTGAACCCGTTCATTCCGATGAGACACGACGCGGAGTATGTTGACAGGGTGATAGAATTCGGAGAAGGTTACTTCGGAGGATACGCGAACCGTACACACTACCAGCTGATAACCCACAACGGAGACTTTGTCGGATGGCTGAAGGAGTACGAAATCAGTCCGCTCCTCCCAATGGAGGTGATTTTCGAGGTCGTCGACTTGGAGAAGTGCCATGACGGATGGGGCGAGACAAAGTCATTCCGTCACATCGATGACTTCCTCGATTACGTAGAGGCGAACAAGGCAGCGATTTTGAAGGCGTATAAGGAAAATGATTTTGATTAAGGAATTTTAACGTAAAAAATTTGTCCGTTACAAAAAATATGCTTACCTTCGCACTGTCATTATTACGGTGACACAGAGATGAAAAAGAAATGTTAACCATATTAAATGTTCTACAATGAGAAAGATCGAAGCAAACATTAAGATGGTCATGATGACCATCGATGAGATTCAGAAGAAATGCAAGCATGACACGGCCAACCGCTGCTACATGGCTGACAAGGACGAGGCAGTGCTGAACGGGTACAGCATCGCAGACAGCGACAAGGCAAAGAAACGTATCGCCAAATGCCGCCGCGCCATCGCAGGAGGTTGGAGCATCTGCTGCCCTATGGTAGTCCACAAAGTCGGCGGGGATATGTACATCACCGACGGTCAGGGCCGTTTCGAGGCCGCAATCGAGGCCAACAAGTACGCCCTCGTGAAGGGGGAGGCACTTCCTTACGTCGAGATTCCTGTGCTGCTCATCGAGCGTGAAAGCATTGAGCAGATGCGCGCCGACATCAAGTCGATGAACACGAACAACACCAACTGGAACAGCATGGACATGCTGCACTGCGAATCCGTCATTAAGGGCGGAGAGATAGCCGAGCGCTACTCGACAATCCGCCGGTATCAGGACACACTCGGACTCAGCACGGACTATATCCCCCGCATCATCCTGTTCGGTGACCACCGCCACTCGCGCAACGACGTGCTGAACGTCAAGCAAAGCGAGCACGCGGAGTTCATGTTGGGTGTGTTCAAGCAGTTCTATGAGTCGCAGGAGACACGCACCAACCGAAAACTGCGCAACAAGGCGCGCCGCGTCGAGGTGGCAATGTCACTGTGGAGCATTGTCAACCACATCATCAACGCTTGCGGTCACGACAACGAGGAACTGTTCACCGAAGTTGTCAACAACGCGATCACAAAACTGTGCGCAGCGCTGAGCCGAATGAACGACGACGAGTACATGCGCACGATGGGCAGCCGCTCGTTCTATGTCGGGAACACGTTCGCTGACATCATCGCATCACGCAACCGCAACCAATATATCGCCGTCGCGATCAACAATTTCCGGGCGGCAAAGTTCGGAAAGACGCCGGTGGCGGCGTGACAAATGTTGAGCATAGGGGCATCAAGACGGAGAGTCGCGATGCCCTTTTGTTCTTTTAAAACATTTTTAACGAGAAACACTTTGGTGTGTGGACACATTTTATTATCTTTGTCGCACTAAAGGAAAACAACATGAACTACAAAGAGAAATATGATGCGGCGGTCGAAGCCATGCAGAAGATTATGGACAGCAGGGCGGACTTGGTACGAATGTCGAAGTTAAAGAAACGTCTGCAAGCAATTTTTCCGGAACTCAAAAATAGCACTGCGCAAGACAAGGACAGCGAACATGGTGCCGGTGCAGATGAAGAGTTGACGGCAGAAAAGACACAACACTATACGAACTAACATTCTAAACAAATGGCGGCAAAAGACTACACATTCGCGGCAGGATGGAAAGACATCTACCTGACAAAGAAAACGAAACCGAGAAAAAACGGTCTGCATGTGATGAGTACAGACCGCAGACCACTAGAGGAGCAAGAAATCCTGTACATCGTTGAGAATTACCTTCGCATGTATTGCAAGAGGAACGAGACGAATGAGGTGACGGTGACAAACGACGGCAAACCGGTGTTCAAGATGGTTCTGATCGGCAAAGAAAATGACGAACCAACCACCAACGATTGAGAATCAAAATGTCATGGCGAAAATAGACGGAAAATACGAACAGCCTCTTACAGAAAGGCTCCTTGAACGAATCAAGGCGGAGGACAGCATAACCAAACGCCACCACCTGATTCCGATATACCTTCACGAAAGGGATGTGCAGATTCAAAAGGTGCTGGCGAACATCGAGAACGACGACATAGACTTTGCTATGGTGATTGAGCAACTGTGGGAGGACCTGCAGCTTGCATGCGAACAAATCAAGGCCACAATGGTCAGGAGTGATTTCTATGCGGACAGTTTTAATCTTACCAAATGGGACAGCAAAACAGACAGATAAACATCATGGAACAATCAACAAGGAAACCACTTTCAAGAGAAGATGAGAAACTCCTCTACATCGACCTGTCAGCGAGACTGCCGTACGGAGTTCGCTTTATCACGACTGGTTCGGACTTCCCGTTCAGACTTGAATGGTTCGACGACCGCCGACGCGCAAACGGAACGGTAAGACTTGAACATGTGATTCCTATCCTTCGCCCGATGTCTTCAATGACCCCGGAAGAACGAGAAGACTTCTGGAAAAATGTACTCGATATTGATTGGCGTGAATTGGAATTTGACGAAGAACCAGATGAAGTGCCATTCCCTTTTACGGAAAATGATTGCGGATTTTATCTAGACAATCTTTATTTAACCGACTTGTTTGCCGTAATTGATTGGCTCAATGAACATCACTTTGACTGGCGAGGGCTTATTCCTAAAGGCATCGCATTGAGTACTGAGGAATTTAAGTTCAACCCATATAAAAATCAGTAATTTATGGGCGCAATAGATAAAATCTATCTCAAGAAAGACGACTACTTGGCATTCAAAGAGTGGTGCAAAAACCAACCGCCACTTCATGACAAGTACGGAAAGGAGATGCATATCACCGACTACTTGTGGAACATAGATGACGACGCATGGGGTGACGGAGACAATACCCGCCCTGTGATGGGCGCACCATATTATGTCGATGCATACATCATCCGCAACTGCCCAATTGAAGGCGTTCAGGAGGAACTGCAACTCCACTATGGATATTGGTCACAGGAACGAATCCGTGACTTTTATGAAAGTGTAAAGAATTATAACCCCGATAAAGACGGATCCCCATACTGGGCCAAACTTGCGGATTTCATCTTCAATGATGACGGCACAATGTCTATTAAAGGACTAGAAAAATCATCTTATGAAGAAATTCTTCATGGAGAATTGTATGCCTCACCATATCGTACCGGTTTGGAATATGGTTCTCATTTCAGACTGATTAAGTCCCCGAACGGAAAGAGAACAATTCCGTTCAATAGACCGGCAAAAGGAATGTGGTGGGTAACTGTTGAAAATACAAATGACCAATATGATTCCATGTGGTACACTGAAGGTACTGACACCTGGGATTTCACGGACGAGTTTGTGGTTGGATGCGGTATCTCAAACATCGCTTACGTGAAGACTATTACAGCTCTCGCAAGGAAAATCAGAAAGTGGAAACTCCCCATCGGAACAAAAGTAATTGCTACTGGAAGATATGTTGGTGAGGAATATGAATTCGTTGTGAAAAAATAAAAAACATTCTCGAAGAATATAAATTCCACTGTCTTAATATATGCTCAAACGAAGCTGAAATGTTTGATTGGCTCAACAAAAAGATGTTCGGCTACAGAGGTTTGATTCCTAAAGGAATCGCATTGAGTACTGAAGAATTTAACCCGTATAACGCATAACGATTAAAAGAAGAATGAACGAAGGGAAATCATACATAAACAGGATTTACAACGAGGACTGCCTCGCCACGATCGAACGCCTTGCTGAAAACCGTGTCCGTGTGGACGGCGTGATGACATCACCGCCATACAACATGACACCGCGGAAGGGCGGTTATGCCGATACCGGAAGATATGACTCGTACAACGATTGGTTGCCGGAGGGCACCTACATAGAATGGACTGTCAATGTATTCAACCAACTAAACACGATACTTCGCGCCAACCGTGTTATCCTGTACAATTTCTCCTACTCCATAGAGAACCCTGCGCTACCGTATAGACTCGTATACGCCATAACGGAGGAAACACCGTTCGACCTGATAGACACCATCATATGGAAGAAAAAGTCGGGACTCCCATTTCCAGCAAACGGCAAGAGGCTGTCACGCAATTGGGAGTACGTGTTCGTGTTCGCACGAAAAACCGAGACGAACACCTACGAAAACAACCGCAAGGTGAAATCCGTCAGCGAGAAGACCGGACAGAAATACTACGAGGTGACATACAACTTCGTCGAGGCGGCAAACAACGACGGAAAGACGCCGATAAACCAGGCAACCTACTCCACAGACCTGTGTCTGAAACTCTTCAGCACATACTTCAAGCCCGGATGGGTCATATACGACCCGTTCTCCGGAACCGGCACAACGGCGGTGGCGTCAAAAATATACGGGTGCGACTATATAGGAAGCGAGATAAGCAAGGCGCAGTGCGATCACGCAGAGGAACGGATTTCAAATCTTCGTGACAACTTGAACGAGCAAAAGGATATGGCCAACCGAAGAGTTTAACCCCTACAATAGAAAGCAATGAAAAAGATTATCCTATTGGCAGTTGCAATCTTGATGATGGTGGGGTGTGCTGAAGAAAGTACTCAACCAATAGAGTCGCTTGAAATGCGCACATATATTGTTGACTCATGCGAATACGTTGGCAAGCATATTGGTAGTCGATGGGGCATACTTGCCCACAAGGGTAACTGCCGATATTGCGCAGAGCGCAGAAAGCAAGAACTTGAGGCATTGGCCGAACAACTAAAAGGGAAGTAAGATATGGAAGCATGGAAAATGACAGGTGACCTGTATGACGATGTGAAGATAGTTCACGAGGCTATCTGTGGTCTTCATTCAATGGTCGAAACTCTCGAAAAAGAGTGCATGGTGCGTGATAAGGGTAAGGTCGCCACTGAGTTGTTTATACACATTAACGATGTAAAACGTGAGATGGAGAAGGTGGTTTCTGAAAGCGAAAGAATAATGCGACGAGCTGACATTGACCGGTTTGGACCTTTAAGCAAATATATAAGGCCCTATTTGGCATTTTAAAAAACGACATTATGGAAGCACCGGAGAAGATTTATATTCACCCCGATATAGGTGGTAGAGAATTTTTGCGTCCTTGGTTACATAGACCAGCAAACAACGAAAGTGTTGAGTACACCCGTACTGATGCTTTTATCGAGAAGGCGTGTAAATGGTTGGAAAGTTTATATGCACCTGATGGTTCTATTGCTCCATGTCATGTGCATATAATTGAAGATTTCAAAAAATATATGGAAGGAGAGTAAGATATGGCAACAATTAAAAGTTACACCTCGTTAGAGCAGTCCAAGAAACTGGCAGAGATATTGCCGGTTGAGAGTGCGGACATGAGATATGCGCCTTTCGGTGACACACATCCGTGGTTTTGGCATGGTCACTTACTTGAGAAAGGGGCAATCCCATGTTGGAGTCTTGCTGCATTGCTTGGTATTTTGTCTTTTCCGGCATTACGCTATGATATAGAAGATGGTGAGGGTGGATGGATTGTAAGTTGCGAAAAGGATGATAAAGGGTATCTTTCATATTATAGGGACAACCCCGTTGATACATGTTATGACATGATTATCAAGTTACACGAGCAAAAAGTATTGTAATTATGGACTACAAAGAAAAGTATGAACAAGGTCTTGAATGTATTCAAGAGATACTGTGTGGTGCCGGTGACTCAATCAAGACATCTATATTAAGAAAAAGATTACAACCTTTCTTCCCAGAACTCCAAGAGTCAGAAGACGAGAGGATAAGGAAAGCACTCATTGAATATTTTGAAGAACAATGTGATATGAGTGATTGGAACGGTGTTTATGGCTATCAAGTTCTTGCTTGGCTTGAAAAGCAAGGCATACAACCAACCGACAAAGTTGAATCAAAGTTCAAGGTTAGGGATTGGATTACTAATGGACATTATACTCGTTTAATTGTTGGAGTTAATTCAAGGCATTATCAATTTAAGAATGGGGATGCTAAGTACATAGATGATATAGACAAAAATTATCACCTTTGGTCAATCGCTGACGCAAAAGACGGTGATGTACTTGTCGCTTCCGATGGTTCAATCTTTCTTTTTGCAGGCGTTGATGATTGTGCTTGTAAGTATTATGTCGCACTTACAACCGACAACTATGTTAAAATCAATTATGTTAAAATCAATAAAGAAGTAGATAGTGGATATTGGGAAACGTCAAAAGCAGTCCATCCAGCCACCAAAGAGCAACGAGACCTGCTTTTTTCAAAAATAAAAGAAGTTGGCTATGCTTGGGATGATGAGAAGAAAAAACTGTCATATATAAAGTCAATAAAACGACTAACGAACTAAGCAAAGTTAATAACATGGGTTTTAGAATTAGTTTATATTGCGTGCCAAAAGAAATCATCCATAAGTATGAAAATTTCACAGAGGATGATTATCGCGCAGATAAAGATGGCATTATGTTCAATGAACTCCAAAAAGAATGCGTCAAGTATGACACATTGACTAATATCATTGTCAGGGACTATGAAGATAAGTTTTCGTCCCGACTGTTTAAGAATGAACTTGCCATTGAGGATGATATGTATTTTGGCACAATATCCAAAGAACAACTTTTGAACATCATAAAAGAAGTACGGACTAACTATATCATAAAATGGCTCAACGGGAGACGTGTTGATAGTAAAGGCAAATTGGGTGATGTGTGGTTAAACCCACCATCGTATTTGTGTAAAGATGGCGGATGGACCGCCGAAGAAGCAATGAAGGCTAATCAAGGTGAATGGAACCTTAAAGCCAATAGATGGATTTATGACTGGTGGGATGGCGAGAAGAGACATTATCTTAACATAGATATAGATATGGACAATAAATGGATTGTTTCTGGCTCAGATTCGTATGAATATCTAATATTTGATCTAATCCACATATTAAAAATTTTTGACTGGGAAAATGATACATTGGTTTGTATCGGTGGTTAAAACTGTAGCATACAAAGGCAAAAATGATTGACGAGAAATGCAAAACATGCACAGAATTAATAGTTCCTTACTTTGGACTATACGATAGGCCGCAACCAAAGTTGCCAGAAGAATTGAAAGTCGGTACATGCAAATGCAATATGGACCTCAGTGACCGAATGGAAGAAGGATACTATGGATGGTGCCACCCAGATCTATGCAAAGGGTCCGGACACCCGTATTATTTTGTTTATCACGGAAAAAACATCGATATTGTGTTTAACAATTAACAAGAAAAACGTTACATTCATATGGACTACGAAAAGAAATACAAAGATGCGCTTGATAGAGCAAAGGAAAAATATAGTGCATGCTCCGCACCGGCGCTTCTCGAATACATTTTCCCCGAACTCAAGGAGAGTGAGGGTGAAAGAATAGTAAAATGTTTGCTCAACTACTTCAATCATGTCCGTTATAATGGACTTGACCTAAAAGGTACAGATGTTGATGAAGTTATTGCCTGGCTTGAAAAGCAAGGCGAACAGAAACCTATTGACTATAATGAGGAATTAAAGAAATGTCGAGAAAATCCTTTATATTTCTTTGATAAATATGTGTCTGTAAAGCTCAAAAACCAAAAGCCAACTTGGGGTAAAGAGGATGAGAAGATAAGGAAAGAACTTATCACACATTTCAGAAATACAAGATGTGTAACAGAAGAAGGAGGTGAAACAATAGCAAAATGGATTGCTTGGCTTGAAAAGCAGAAAAATACCACAGACAAAGAGTACGTGTTTAGACCGTTGGCAGGTGACACCATCGAAAAAGCGGCGGAGCGAGCGGTTGAATTGGACGGTAAAGTTGTTCTGGCGTTCAATGGCGCTTACATACCGGTAGGTGATAAAACAAAAGATGAAATTGTCGCAGAATATCGCAATTGGGTTAAAAAGCAAGGCAAGCAACATTCTCATGTTGATATTGACAAGATGGTTGATGAATTTGCCGATACTGAAGTCGAGGGCTATGGCCTTCCGAGTATGATTGAGGTAGATGCATATCGTAGGGACATTGAAGATGCGCTCGAAAAATAACGTGAGCGTGAATGTCGTAGTTGTTGAACGAATAAAAGATTGAGATTATGACACAGGAAGAATTATATCAACAATATCTTGATGAGGTGAGTTCATTTGAAAGATATGGCAGCAAAAATGTTCTTACGTTTGACGAGTGGAAATGGATTAAATCCACAATAGAGAATACTCGACCGGTATGTGAATCTGAACTAAATTCATACAAAGAATTATTGGGTCACACAACTCAAGATATTGATACGTTAGAATAAGAAAAATTTTGAAACAACATGAAAGTTTGGTTAACTCTTGAAAAGGACCATTTTGGTACCGATAAAGTAATGTTGTGGTTCGATAAGCCGCAAAAGGTATATGATAAATTTCTTGGGAGAGAAACCTGGACTTTGGGGGAATACGCACATTTTTACTACCCGCTCTTGACATTAAAAGATGTCAACTATCTGGTAACTGAAGAGAACTCACCGCTTGAAATATATCTTCCGTTCATGCGTGAATTTGTTGTCGATCAAACCAAGTTAATTTGAAATTATGAAAGAACTTACTATAGAACAAAAAGCAAAAGCCTATGACGAGGCTTTAGAACGGGCGAAGAAATTGCAAGAAACTTGCGACAGTACGGCAGTAGTAGGATGGTGTGAGTATATCTTACCAGAACTCAAAGAGAAAGAGAGCGAGGACGATAGAACGAGAAAAGCAATACTTACAGGACTTATTGACTGTAGAGACGCCCCAGATTTGGGGTGGAGCGATTTCGGCGGTGTTAATATTGATGAGTGTATCGCTTGGATTGAGAAGCAAGGCGAACAAACTCATGCCGCACTTGACCAACCGGAAGTGACTAAGACAGGCGACCAAGAACTTGAACCAATGTTTAATGAAGGTGATTGGGTGGTATATGACCACAGACCTTACCAAGTCGTAGAACTTCCAAAAGAAGGCTATATTAATTTAGGTTTAAGAAGAAATGGAAAAGTCGAATTTGCACCCTCCCCTTATTGCAGACATTGGTCTATACAAGACGCAGAGGACGGCGATGTGCTGGCATCTGAGTTAACCGACTTCATATTTCTTTTCAGAGGTATTAAGGACAACAAAATTGATTTTTATTGTTCCTACGACACCAGACTCGAATGGCCCGAGCCCGAACCTGATGATAGATTCGTCATCAAGGATACCAACCTGTATTATGGAAGGGTAGAAAAATCACAAGACATCCATCCCGCCACCAAAGGACAACGAGACCTGCTTTTTGAAAAGATGAAGGAAGAGGGTTATGAATGGGATGGGGAAAAGAAAGAGTTGAAGAAGATTAAGCCCAAGAAACTTGATCCAGACAAGGTGATCGAGTGGCTGCGTAAAAACACCTGCACGGGTTGTTGGGATAGGGCTGATACAGCGATATCACAACGTATTGACAGATTCAAAAAAGATTTCAGACTATAATAACTGAAGATTACTACAAAACGACAGAATAAAATGGGAACTTCTAAACAGTCACAAAAGGAAATTGGTATAGAGTCAGCCATTCTCCGCCTAAGGGAACTGCATGACTTGATCAAGGAACATCCATACTGGATGGCCTTCAAGTTCCATATGTTCAAACGTGAGATATATCCAATGTATGAAGAAGTGTTTGAATTATATTCTTATCTAAGATTCAATAAAGAATATAAAGATTCTGACTCTCCGTGGTTTGCCACAATGTCAACCATTTATCATGATTTTCATTCAATGCTCGGAATCCTAATTTACAACCCCAGAATTTTTGAAACGCCGGTTGAGGATACTGACTTGTTCAAACAGTATTACCTTCCGATGTTGCAGAATTTTCTTCAGATTCTACACTTCTTCGTCGAGGGCATGAATGCGCCGGAAAACATGGTGATGTACATGCCGGACAAGGTCCATAACCCAAAAACCATGCACAAGTACATGCCGGTGTATCACGAGAATTGGAAAGATGAATCAGGATATAACTTTTGGTTTGACGGATATTATAAGTGGAGAGCATTAAAATGCATTAAGAAAGATGACGTCAACAAAGCAATCGAAAAATTCAAAAAATTAACGCATGAGACAACAAGTGCGTCTTTAAAAGAATTTTATCAACACGCAATAATGGACATCGAAAACGGAACGGCATTGGTACATAAAATCATTTAGTAACACCATACAAAGTTGAAGATGGACAAGATTCTTGACCTACCGCTCAAGAAAGAGTTGCACGAATTGATTGGTCCAACCAAGGAGGATATTGCAATGCTTTATGAGAACGAGTCTAGGGAACTACTGAATGAGGCGGCCGCGGCCGACAACAGCGGCTCGTTCGAGACCGTCGTATTCCCCATCATCCGCAGGGTATTCTCGAAACTGCCTGCAAACGACTTGGCGAATGCGCATCTCATAGAAGAGTTTCCAACGACCTTTCCTACCCATGAATGGGCTGAGGTCATCGGCAACATCCATGATAATCCCGAACTACTAGAAAGTGACACAAACTGAAGGCAAGTGTATGACAATGGACAAGGAGAACGGAACGTCATTGGTACGCAAAATCATTTAGGAACGCCACACGGAGCACGAAAAAGTCAAGAAAAATTTTGTTAAGGATTTTTAACACCGAAAATTTGCCCCGACCGGTTATTATGCTTACCTTCCCACCATAAGCAAAAAGTTAAACCATTCAGACAAAATTCATAAGATGACTAAAATCTCCAAATTCCACGAGCTAATCAAGAACGCCCACATCGAGAAGGACGTCGAGAGCGTATACACCCAGGGCATCACCATGTATTTCCCTGAGGCTGATATTGAACACCCGTTCGCGTGCGACAGTTTCATCGACACGAAGACTGACAACGGCAAGATGCTCAAGCTCATCATCGAGTACAAGTTCGATGAGGACTTCTCGACCCGAACCGCACGCTCAAAGGTCATCGCACAGGTGCTTTATTACATGAAGCGCTTCGAGCAGAACGGCATGATTCTTCCCAACGTTGTCATGGTCGGCGACGTGAACGAGTGCTTCGTGTTCCACAGCAACGACATCATCAAATACCTCGACGAGGACATCGACTGGACAATCGCCCCGTCAGAGGCCCATCACCGCAACCCAGACCTTGTCATGAAGCTGAACGACGACGAGAACGTCAACCCGTTCATATTCCGCATTGACGAGCATTTCTCGTTCAAGAGCGTTGTAGAGCGCATCAAACAACTCGCCGACAACATCCAGCGGTACGTGCACGTGACCGAGCACAACATCGCCACCATATTCGAGTACTTCTGCGACAGGGTAATCAAGGACCGCAAGAAGATTCAGGCGAACGACCTCGTCGCCGTGTTCATGGGAGTGATAACGAAGGGGGAGAACTACTACAAGCACCCTAACAAGAAGAACACGCTCGTCACGCCGTTCGGGAACATCAGCATCAACTCGGACGGGTACGACTCGTTCTTCTCGTACTTCAACCGCAACTACACGCCGCAGGAGAAGAACCGATTCGCCGAGATTTCGGACCGACTGATTGAGGATACGAACCGCAGAAACAAAGGGGAGTTCTACACTCCGACCTTGTTCGTGGACTATGCCCATAAGATGATTGCCGAGCAGTTCGGAGAGGACTGGAAGGAGAAGTACGTGGTGTGGGACAATAGCGCAGGAAGCAAGAATCTCACCCGTGACTACTACTTCAAGGAACTGTATTCGTCAACGCTCGAACAGGCCGAACTTGACATCTCATCACAATATAATAAGGAGGCGACGTCATTCCAGTTCGACTTCCTCAACGACCCGTTGGAGAAACTTCCGCAGGGGCTGAAGGACGCGCTTGAACAGGACAAGCCCATCATCTTCTTCATGAATCCGCCTTATGCTACAGCAGCAAGTGGAAAGGGAAAAGATGGGAAAACAAACGTTTCAAATACAATTGTTTATGATACAATGATTGATGATTGTGGAAGGTGCAGCCAGAATCTTTATGCACAGTTCATCTACCGTATCATGATGATTAAGCGTAAATATAATTTGACAGACTGTCACATAGCTATGTTCACCAAAACCTTGCATTTGACAGGTAGTAGTTGGAAGAAATTTAGGGATGAATTCTTCAAAGATTTCAATTATATCAATGGATGCATGTTCAATGCTTCTCACTTTGCTGACTGTTCTGATAAATGGGGCATTTCATTTGCTATATGGAAATCAAATATGCCAAACAGCATTGATAATTTCACACATATTCTAATTGATAGCAAAGACGGTGAAATTGTTAATGTTGGCGAAAAAACATTATACAATATGGACAGCCAACAATCCGCAAGCGATTGGGTAAGAGAGGGGATAAAGGGGATTGAAAAAGAATTAAGACCACACCTTTCAAGCGCAATAACGATTTCGGAGAAACAAAATCAAACGCTAGCGAAAAATGCGTTAGGAAGTCTAATGTCGTTATCAAATAATGTATATGAAAACGCACAAGGCGTTGGTTTGTCTTCAACAATTCAAACAAAAGGCAGCGCATGCATTTCAATATCTATTCTTCCGACGAATTTCACCCGTTGCACCTCTCTGTTCGCGGCCCGCAAGTTAGTAGTCGGTAACTGGATTAACGACAAGGACGAGTACATGGCACCGAACACGGAGCACGAGAAGTGGCAGGAGTTCGAGAGTGACAGTGTTGTCTATTCGCTGTTCAACACCTCTTCCAATCAGTCTTCTCTCCGCAATGTGGAGTACAAGGGCAAGTCATGGGACATCAAGAACGAATTTTTCTGGATGTCCAAGGACGTGATGATGGCATTGGCCGAGGAGTTCTCCAACGACTACTGCTACAACGACGCCCGCGTGTCAGACGAGCGATATGTGTACAAACTCCTTCAGGGAATGGAGTTGAGCAAGGAGGCGCGTGACGTCCTGCTGAAGGCAACGCAGATTGTCGCCAAGTCGTTCCCTTACCGACAGATGTTCAACGAGGAGCATCCAGAGTATCAGGTAATTAACTGGGATTGCGGATGGTACCAGGTCAAGGCGATTGCAAAGGAATACCTGAAGGATGACCTTGAGGAGTTCAAAGCGCTCTACAAGAAACTCTCGGAGAAGATGCTCCCGATGGTGTATGAACTAGGGTTCTTGAGAAAGTAAGGAATATATTGCTTAATCGTTTATAATTTCATGGAAATAAAGTTCAAGACGAAAGATGAGATAGAAAGCATTGCTCTTCACGAGTTGAGAAAGTCGCCAAACAAGAAACTGCTCAGCAACACGAACGTGGACTGTTTCATAAGCGGGTGGAATGCCGCGTCGAACGACATCAGGTCACAGATGACCGCGGAGAAACTGAAAGAGTTCAGGGAGTATCTGAAGGAACTGTCGGAGTACTGCGACGAGAGAATGAGACGTCAGAACGAAGACCTCGGTTACAGCGGTTATATGTACACGGTTCCCAGCGACGCGCAGTTGATATTTGAACTGTGGAAACGTGTCGGTGAAGCCTGTGAGACGATAAGCGCGAACCTCGAGAACGTCAAAATGAGCCGCGGCGAGTATTACGACAAGGTGAAAGGATGCGGGGATGAATCCACTACACCTTTGCTATGCCGGATTCATGGGAGACAGATGAAAGCATTTTAACCATTTTTAACGAAATAAAATTGTTCATCTCAGAAACTTTGTGTACCTTCCACAATCAGAAAACAAAATGTTTTGTCATTATGGACAGATTCAAAGCAATACAGGACGAGATTATCAGCAAGTACCGCGTGAACATTGACGCCAATTCCACGTGCCGGACACGGACGCATGCCCACGTGAGGGAGCGCAGGGTGTGCAAATGGGTGCGGAAGAACAGTTTCGAGAGCACGTTCACGCTCCTTCATGAGGTTGGTCACATAGAGACGAAAAAGTCCTCGATGCGCCGTTCCGAGAGCGAGTATTATGCGACGTGTTGGGCGTTGGATAGATGCCGCGAATACGGTCTGCAGGTGCCGGAGAAGACCCTCCACGTGTATCAGCGGTACATCCTTCAGGAAGTCGCGAGAGGCAAACGCAGGGGCGGGTGCGGATACGGAGAGTTGAACATTTACAAGTATTACGGCATTGACAAGACAATCAAGCAGTTCGTAGGCGAGCTGGAACCGGCGTGGGCGAGATGCATAGCGCCGTGGATTTAGCTGTTAAGTTTTTGGATTGAGGTTTCTTTCGGGTTATATTCTTATTTAAGACTAAATAAAGATTATGAAAAAATTTGCAAACCTCCAGAAGGAGGTAAAGACTGTCAAATTTGGGCTTAAGCCAATTGGAATGACAGAAAAGTTCATCAAGGATAGAGGTCTCCTTGACGCGCAGTATTCAATCAACGACAGACTGGAAGAGGCGAAACTGGTCCTTGACCGTGTATATCTCGATGTCCTCAGCCGAAGTATGTCGTCCATTGACCCGAAAATCGCTGACGGGTTGTATGACGTGTGGCTGAAAGACCAGAAAAAGTTCACTAACAGCAATGAGTTCAATTCCGCTAAAGATACATTTGTTGGCAAAATTAAAGGATATATTAGAGAACTAATTAAAACCGAGAAAGAAAATTATGACTTTAATGTCAATAATATCCTAAACGATATAGACACCTTCTGCGGTGGGGATGATGTCTTAAAGAGCGAACTACACAGCATTAAGAATGACTTTAGCGGACGTTCAGCTTATTTCACGGAATATTGCACCAGCAAAAACCCTGCATTGTTCGGAACCGAAACAAATTCTTCCTCATATCGTGTCTTTAATGAGAACCTTGTGACATTCTTCAAGAATGTGAAAGCGTTCCGCTCAATCAGTCCTGATCAAATGACGACGGTTCTTAAATTTGTTGATGGTCTCGATGAAATCATGGTACCGGATAATGGTTTGAAGTATATTCTGCAATCAGACATTGACGTGTATAATAAGGTGATTGCTGAATACGCTTCTGCGCGACAGGAACTCCAAAGCAAGGACAAGGGGTTGAGCCTTCCGAAACTTGAGAAACTCGCGAAGCAGATTCTTTCTGAGGCCGAGAAGAAATTCCAGCCAATCGAGAGTGACGAGGAGGTGTTTTCGTTCCTGGACGAGAACATCGAAGACCTTACGTCCGCAATATTGAAACTGAAAGAGTTGTTCAGTGGGATTGGTTCGATTTATGACAAGGAGAAAATCCTGATTGCAAAGAAGGTGAAGGCTAAAAAGGATGAATTCTCCATGATTTCGAACGCCTGCATGCATAGTTGGGACGGAATAAAGAACCTAATCATAGAGAACTGGAAGGCTGAAAATCCTAAGGGTAAGGAAAACGTAAAGGACAAGAAAGCAAACAAATTCTACAAGCAGTTAAGCAATATTTCATTGCTTGAACTTGAAAAAATCACGAACAGTGATGCGGCAACATCTTATCTGATCGGACTAGGCGAGAAGAACGACAGAGAACTTCAGGAGGCTGACCTTGCTTCACTCGCCATAAACGCTTACAACGTGTTCAAGGAAGAACACGAGAAGGGTCTTGACAAGAGACTCAAGAACATTGATAACTCAAAGAACATAAACGCATTCTTTGACACGCTGATTAGACTGAAGGACTTCATCTCCCAGATATATGTCGGAGAGGGCATAGATGACACCTGCGAGTTCTATCAGGAACTTCTTCCTGCGAAATGCAAACTCGAGGAGGTTGTCAGTGAGTGGGTAAGAATCCGAAGTTACCTCACCAAGAAGGACTACATTCAGAACGAACTGCGTGTCTATTTCGGATTGAACGCGAATTTGATGGGTGGGTGGACACACAAAGAGAATGGTGAGTTTCCAAAACGTTCAATTATGTTCAAGGGTGTCGGGGACGATTATTATGTCGGAATTCTTGCTGGGGTTTCCAGTGCCAAAAAGATTTTAAATGGAGAAATAGGTGACGGAAGATTCCGATATCTTGACATAACAAATTATGACAAAAAGAATATCGAAAGACTTGTTCAAACTTTTTGTGGTGGCAAGAAACCAGATGAAGATGGCCTTATTAAAGTCCTCACAAGCAAAGAATGGGCACAAAAGTACCCAAAGTTAGTTTTGGAGAAAACCGATGGGTTCAGCAGTACAGACGAAATCTATAAATCACTTTGCCATCAAGAAATGAGATGGGTTGCATGTTCACGCGAAGCCGTAGACACGATGGTTGAGAGTGGTGATTTGTATCTCTTCAAACTTTCTTGTCGGGATTTCAGCAAGCATTCAAAAGGTAATCCACAACTGTACACTATGTACCTGCGTGCGCTGTTAAGTGACGACAATCCGATTGGAAGATATTTCATCAATGGTAACGGAAAAATCACTTTCAGACCGAGGACAGTTGTCGACAATACAAATATTGGTGATTTCGCCATCCACAGGGCAAATTTCCCCATTGATAACAAGCGGAACATTGAAGGCGGTGAGAAAAGTGCCACGTATCCATATGACATTGAGAAGAACAAGCGTTTCAAGTCGGATTCATGGTTCATCAGTTTACCGTTATCCGTGAACGAAGGCAAGAAAATCACCCAAAAGGAAATCAATGACCTTGTCAACGGCATGATTTCAACCGGTGAGATTAAGCACGTCATCGGTATTGACCGCGGCGAAAGGAACCTTGTCACCGTATCTATCGTGAACAAGGACACAATGGAAATCGTTGAGCAAAGAAGTCTGAACATCATCGGCAACACAGACTATAACAAACTCATGGATGAGATGAGCGAGAACGTTAAGGATGATAGGAACAATTTGCGATTGGAAAGTTCGATGAGAAACATGTCCGAAGGTTATGTCAGCCATGCCGTGAATGAAATAGTACAACTTGTCAGGAAATACAATGCAGTAATCGCGATGGAAAACCTGGACAATCTTGGGCGCGGTAAAATCATCAAGAACATCTACACGAAGTTCGAGAACCAGTTATTGGACAAACTGTCGTTCATGGTGTTCAAGGATGTTGACAAGAACGACATTGGTGGCGTATACAATCCGCTCACGATGGCAATAAAGAAGACGGACCAAACTAAATATGAAAAAACGTTGTCGCAGAACGGTATTGTTTTTTCGGTATTGCCTCAATACACATCAAGCATCGACCCTGTAACTGGTTTTGCGAATGTGCTTGACATGCAGAATGTGAAGACTATTGACTCGATCAAGAAGTTCTTCTACTCATTCGACTATATACGCTATGACAAGGAACATGACCATTTCGTGTTTGGCGCCGACTGGAAGAAATTCAAACTAAAGAACAGTGTAAAGGTGAATGAATTGAACAGGACCGAATGGACACTTGTGTCAAGTGGAATAAGGATCAGGTACAAAAAGACAAAGAACAGTTCGCACCGAACCATTGAGGAGCATGACCCTACTGAGGAACTCAAGAGAGCCATCGGAAGGTCTGGAAACAATTTCATGGAATGCGGAAACATCAAGAACATAATCATGAACCAGGACTCACATGACATCCTTGACGAATTCCTTGATGCGGTAAAACTGATTCTGCAGATGAGAAACAGCAAAGGGGAAGAGGACTACATCCTGTCACCGGCGCTAGACGAAAACGGAAAGCAGTTTGACTCACGTGAGCGTCATGGACAAACAATGCCGAAAGACGGTGATACGAATGGCGCTTACAATATCGCAAGACGGGCCGTTATGCTCATCAGGAATGGTGATGACAATAAATATGACAGCAATGTGCACTGGTTGAATTTTGCGCAAACCGAAGGAAGAATGCAAACCTTAGGTAATGTGCAAAGTACAAATTTTGACAACGAGTTCAAAACTAATGAGTTATGTTATTCCGCATCGAAAAGGGTGGGGTAAACAACTAAAAAGAAGAAAAGACCAAAGCCGCTCATTTCCAATGGGTTGGATTAAAAACTTGGGCGGATAGGGTCTATCAAAGATAAGAAATACCTACTTGTGTAGGTTTTTATGGACACAATGTCCGACTCTGCGGTCTATCAAAGATAAGAAATACCTACTTGTGTAGGTGGAGTGGTGCAGACAGATGTCCGATAAAGTCTATCAAAGATAAGAAATACCTACTTGTGTAGGTTATATAAAACCATGAAAAAATGAAGTAGTCTATCAAAGATAAGAAATACCTACTTGTGTAGGTCTTGATTGAGACGATGTCCGACTCTGCGGTCTATCAAAGATAAGAAATACCTACTTGTGTAGGTTAATCAGTTGGGCGGAGAAATTAAGCGCGTCTATCAAAGATAAGAAATACCTACTTGTGTAGGTGACATCTCACTTCCATGCTCCTTCAAAGTCTATCAAAGATAAGAAATACCTACTTGTGTAGGTCGGTTGTCAAACTTGATTCCTGTCTTCGTCTATCAAAGATAAAAAATACCTACTTGTGTAGGTTAAGGAGGGCTTACAGGCTATTGGGATGGTCTATCAAAGATAAGAAATACCTACTTGTGTAGGTAGGTTATTAGTTATTTTCAGCGTTTTCGTCTATTAAACATAAGAAATATCTACTTGTGTAGGTATTGGGACTTGACAAACTTACAATTCTTCGTCTATTAAAAATAAGAAATACTTACTTGTGTAGGTACAATTGGACACCAAGTCTATTAAAGATATTAATCTGAAATTCATACTTCCTCAAGAAGTAAAAAACTTCTAACTGATTATTTGATATGGAAAACAATAACGGTTGGTCGCTTAACCGGGACGCCTGAAAAGGCGACACATTGGTGTTAGATGGCAAAACTTGACACAATAATTGGTACAAAACATTAAATAATATGGACCACACTATTACAATGTACACATGGGAGGTCGTTCTTTTCCTGTTTCTATACCTCGCGCTTTTCTTCTATGTCATATGGTCAAAGTCAAAAAGACAGTTGAACCCGGACATGTTTGATCGTGAAGGTGAAGTCAAACCGGTTGTTTTCAAGATAGTGAAGGCGGAAATGTCCGCAACGACGAAGTGTGAGGACGGTCCGCCAGTCCACCGCATGCTATGTAAGTACACCGCGGTCAACAGTTTTTTCAGAAAGCCGGGACTCAAAGACTACGAGTGCGACTTCTACGTGTTCTACGACGTCGCTGGCAAGTACAATATCGGCGATACGCTCAAATTGGACAGTGTGTCGAAGGAATGCGACAATGTTAAACAAAACTAAAGACTTGCCGATGTAAGATTTTTTTCCTATCTTTGCTCTCGTTGTCCAAAAAACGATAATAAGGAGAATAAGACATGGCACTAAAATTAAGAAAAGATTCTGATTTCTATACACGAGTGATGAACGTCATCCAAGCAATGGAAGAAAATAATGTTAGGATTGAATGTGTTGATGGCGAATTTCGTATTTCTGATACAACTGAAGGGGCATCAGAACGACTTCAAGACATGATTCTGCATGATGGTGAGAATGAACCTGTTCGAGTATTACCTTCAGATTTTGACACTGAATACACATTAAAAGTTTTTGATTCTTAATTGGTTTAAAAGCGCAGACAAGAAAATCCGCCGATTGCGAAAAGCGTCGGCGGATTTGTGCATCTATAGGTCACGGCCTCAAATGACCGGGCGGTCTGACGTGTCAACGTTTGTACTTCGCCTTGGCGTCATATATGCAATTGTCCAGCTCGCTGTAGAACTGTCCGCTAAGGTACTGCAGTCGCTTCTCGTACTCGTACTCTTCGTAGTGGTCATAGAACTCTTCTTCCGGAACCTTGTCGTATATTTCGTTCTCGTTGCTCGCCGGCATCACCTCGTCAAGGTCGAAATCGAGAGTGAATGCGGTGCTTTTAAGGCCACATATGACGGTGTCGCGCAGGAACTCATCGCCGCCTGCGGCGTTGATCGCATTCAGCACCTTTTCCATCTGTTGCTGCTCGATTTGCAAGTAGCGGAGCGCTGACGGGTTGTGCAGTTTTTCGTCCGCCTGTGACACCAGTTCCGCGAACTCGTTGTATATATTCTCCAGCGGTGCCGTGTCGACACTTGACGATGACTCGTTCAGTGCACGCCTAACGCTTTCCGAGACAATTCTTCTTATATAGTTTCTGGTGATGTTTGCTTTTCTTGCCATATCATTCTTTGTTTGTCTTGACATAAATAGCGGACTATCTGTGGATTTTCTTTATGTGTCATGTGCAGTTGCCAAACCTAATGCGATACACCGAAGGTCAAATGTTAAAAGCAGCGAACGCCCTCACGCGAACGTCGCCATAGACATTACTCTTATCGCTGTATGCCACGCTACCAAGGCTGTTGAGCTCCCACGCATGGATTGTATCGTTCTCTGTCGAAGACCAACACCAATATCCCAAAGAATCGCAGTCCTTCGTGTAGTCGCCGAACTGAACGGCCGAGGATCCGAGCGCATCGAGCGACTCGTTAATCTTCTTGGCCCTTGTGTACAGGTATCCGAGTTCTCCGATTGCGGGCAGGTACCAATCACCTTGAGAGGTACCGATTGTGCTGAACAGGTGGCACGCGAAAGCGGCTGGATAGTTCGCCGTATTGTTAGCGAACGCGCCGCTTGAATAGGTGTCCTTGATTGCGGACAGGTTGACGAGCACTTCGGTGTTCGCCTTGCCGTCCATGTCGGCGAGAGCTTGCCCTGCCGTGATGTATGCCGGATTCTGAGAACCGTCCGAGGTGTATGGGGAAATGACAAGTTCGCTGTCCGATACGACGTGAGTATATTGCTTGCTAATTGTCCTCCACCAAGCAGTCTCGGTGTCGTCCGTGTTGTCTTGGGTGGTCATGTCATACGTGCCGTCACCTATGATTGTTATTTGGGTCATTCCCTTGTACAGGTCGCTCGGGAAGTAACCGTTCATGTTCGTTCCACCTGTGGTCTTGATTGTGGTGTAGTTCGTCAAACCATCGACATGTGTTCCTTTCACACCCCAAAACAGGTTCGTGCCGTTGGTCGCTGCGTTATCGTTGCCTGTACCGAGCGTGCCAGTCTGCGGTGTCTTGTACGACATGTTGCACAACGACATGCCCCTGCATTTTCCGTCAGGCATGTGTGATGCAGGAATCACGACCACCGCAACGGGTGTGCCGAGTGACGAGTTCCATTCATCCTTGCTTGTGGATTTCAGTGCCGTTCCATCATAGTAGATTATGTCACCGGCTTTGGGCTTTGGCTTGTTGTATGTCACCTCGTCTGTAGCGTCGATCAACGCAGTCCATGGCTCACCGTATTCCTGCCCATTATAGACCGCGTCATGCTCCGCCTTTGTTCCAAATAAATGTAGATATTGTTCCATGTGTTAAAAACAGTGTTTTTTTTGCTATAAATATCTGAACATATTAGGAATTTTGGTAATGCCGGACCAAAGTCATGACGACACAGTAGGGCGGGAAAAAACCGTTGCATAAACCTCAATGTTTCTGTGCACTATTTATCAACAAAAGGATGAAATCATTATGAGAAGAGTAGTCATAACAGAGTCGCAGTACGCCGCTTATTGTGGGTTGAGCGAGGCCGACGGCAAACTTAAGATTGACGTGGACAAAGCGGTCAAAGACATTCCGAACAGCGGAACAATGAACGCGTCACAGAAACTCAACACAGTGGCGACCAAACTCGGCAACCCGAGCGGTGTGGACTACGTCACCGGTTCGGAGACCGGGACGCAAGACAGTTCGTCAACGTCCGGAACGGTGAACGACAGTGTGATACGCAAGTCAGACATCGACAAGGCGATGCGCGAGGCGCTGAAAAGAAACTCAAGACTTTACACGGTAAAAGACTTTCTCGCAAGATGAACAGAGGATTCACACAGACAATACCGACGGCGGTGTCTGAATCAATACTTGACGCGATAAGGTCAGGCGACACGTCGCTGATGGACAACCCGGCAGTGCCGGTCATCGGCGGAGAGAGCATACTCGTCAGACTGGTCGCCGAAAAGGTCGGAAAGTTAGGCGATTGTTCCGACGTCGCCGGCATGCACAACAGACTGTCCGAACTGATCACGGAGTGCATGGGACGCGAACGGGACAACCGTCCGGCGCTCGAGTCGCTGTGCGCTGATGTCGTCCTCGACATGCTTCAGGTGCCTGACGACATGGTCACGCTTGACGTGAAACTGACCGAGAACATCGATGACTCCTCGCAGAGGCTTCTGCCCGAGTCGGACGACGAATATGAGTACGACAGCCTGTCCGACATGTCGGACATGGAGGACGAGATAGCGCGCCGCCGCATGATGAACGCCATAGTGACAGGAGCGTCCGTCGCTCTTTCGTCAAACGTAAAATCGTACGTGCAGAACGTGTTCGACATAGACCCGTATCTTCCGTCACTGTACAAGGAGATAATGGAGCTGAACGAGAAACTGCTTTATCTTGACGGGGATGTCAGTGATGAAGGCGGAAGCACAAAAGGCGCCGTTGTGGACGTCAGTCTCGGTTCGCCGGACAAGACAGTCGTGGTCAAGGCGCGGGGCGTGATATTCCCGATGCTGCTGGCCGAGACCATCAAGGGCGTCCTCGAGATAGCGTCTTCCCACGGACTTCCGGACGACATGCGCCGGGCGGAGCACATCATGAAGTGCGCCGACTACAGTTCGTCGGAGGTGTGGGACATGCGTCTCGGAACCATCATATGGGACAGGATATACGGACAGACACCGGACGTGGATCCGAGTTATCTGATACTTGCCCTCGCCGAGATGGGCACCGCTGAATTCACCGGCGCCGTTAAAGAGATGATAGCGTGCACGCGCGAGGGAAAGCGCATCGCCGATTCGATATGTGAAGACATCCGCTACGAGTTGGAGCAGGACGACTTTGACGCCCACATGCACGACATGGCGGACAAGTACCGCATGGACGACAGCGAAGACCCTGACGACGACATGCTAAGAGGATGGTAACAAAATTCATTTAGGATGAGCAAACAAGAAGAATATCTGAAGTGTTACCAAGACAAGACACGGATATACTTTATAGAACACTACCTGTCCACATACAACGCTGACGACAGGAAGGAGACCCCGTTCATTCTATTCCCGAGGCAGAAGGAGTTCCTCCGCAGTCTCGCCACCAACCAGAACACGATAGCAATCAAGCACAGGCAGGCCGGAATCACGACAGTGTCAAGCGCCTGGATAACCGGACAGTGCGTGTTCGCGAACAAGAAGTCGCCGGAGACAGTGCTGTGCATAGGGAACAGTCTTGACATATCACAGCAGCTGCTTGACAAAATGGGCACGTTCATCGACCAAGTCCCGAGGTGGATGTGGGGCGGCGACTATTACTCGCCGGACCCGAACAGCCCGAAGAACTCCAAGTCCATATTCAAGACGAGGAACCAGAAGATGATAGAACTCGTCAACGGATGCAAACTGTACGCACGCTCGTCAGGACCGCACGCCGCGCGAGGAATCTCGGCCGTGTCAATACTGATATTCGACGAGGCGGCGTTCATACAGGACGGTCCTGCGGTCTATGCCCAGGCCGTCGCAGCGCAGTCGTCAGTCGGCGAATCGTCTAGATGCATCATGGTGTCGACACCAAACGGCAAGGACCAATTGTACTACAAGACATACGCCAATGCGATCAGCGGCGAGAACAACTACCATCCAGTCGAGTTCAAGTGGTTCCAGGACCCGAGGTACAACCGCAACCTCAAATGGTACAAGCTAGACAGTTCGACCGGCGAGATGAAGTGGGACATCGACCAAGTGGTGAACCGCCGCGGCGACATCGTCTATGATGAGGAAAGATGGCGCTCGCTTGAGCGGGACGGATGGACTCCGACTTCTCCGTGGTTTGAGGGGATGTGCAAGACACTCAACAATGACGAAATGCGCATAGCGCAGGAGCTGCTCGTGTCATTCCTCGGTTCTTCGGACAACGTTCTCCAACCTGAAGTGATTGACTTCCACCGCACGGCAAACGTCGTCGACATCACAGACGACTGGCCGCTGCGAGATCCCCTTATAAAGGAGACGTGGATATGGAAAGACCCGGTTCCGTCGCACCGATACATCGTGGCGTGCGACGCGTCGACCGGTTCGTCCGAGGACCGCACGGCGATAGAAGTGATAGACATAGACGCCAAAGACGACCGCGGCGTTCCTTATTTCGACCAAGTGCTCGAATACTACGGGAAAATGACGGGCGACGAGATAGGGGAGATGCTGTACAATTACGGGAGGGCGTACAATGACGCGCTGATCATCGTCGACTGCATCGGAGGGTACGGTGACGCCGCGATACTCACGCTCATGAACCTCGGTTACACGAACCTGTACTACGACGAGCCGCAACTGAAGACATATGTGGCAATGAACCAATACTCTCCGTCCGCGCAGTCAGACACGCTCCCCGGTTTCAGGTCGAACAACCTGCGCATACAGATGCTGAGCAATTTCGTCACACTTCTCAAGACCAACGCGCTCAGAATACGCAGCCGCCGCGTGATCACCGAACTCGAGACATGGGTGTGGAAGAACGGGCGTCCGGACCATATGGACGGCGCGCATGACGACAGCATAACGTGCCTGGCAATGGGCGGCTTCATCATACAGTTCTACCTCATGAAGAACGAGGAGAGCAAAAGACGCGACGCCGCAATCGTGAAGTCGTGGTGCGTCAACAACTCATACGAGCGGCGCGAGACGCAGGCCAGCAACGGAACGGCGAACAATCACCCGATGCCGATATATTCGTCGCGCAGCATGGAGATGGACCGCCAGCGGAGGCTGCAGGCGATGCTCATGATAGGCGGATTCGGCAGGAAAAAGCGTTGACTAAGGCAGAACAATTCGGCATTTTTACTAAAACAGCGAGAACAAAATGGCAAAACCGACAATTTTTCAAAGACTGACCAACATATTCTCGGACTCCCCCAAGACATCGAAGACTGTCAACAGGTACGGCATCGACGCCAACGACATACTGTTCAGGACGACCGACAAGGACGAGTTCGACTCAAAGAAACTTGAGTACAGACAGCAGAACTTGCTGGCGAGACAGTGGAGGCGCGCCCAGTACGACGTGGCCAACAGACAAGTGGCCGGGCTGAACGAGGTGAAACTCATGTACCGCGACGCCGACCTTATGGACACATTCCCCGAGATCGGGGCGGCGCTTGACATCGTGTCGGAAGAGGCGTGCACGATAAAGAACAGCGGATACATGGTGAACGTGACCTCGAAGTCCGACCGCGTGGCGTCCATACTGAGGGACCTGCTCGTCAACAGGCTGTCAATACACACGACACTTCCGATGGTGTGCCGCAGCATGTGCAAGTACGGCAACACATACATGCTCCTCAACACGGACATGGACAACGGCGTGATGGGATGGAAACAGTTGCCGGTCTATGAGATGGAAAGGTACGAGAACGGCATGCTCAACGCATACGCATCACCCGGAATAAGCATGTCGGCGATAAACCCTGACAAGTCAACGTCGACCAAGTTCGTGTGGGTCGGGAACAACGAGTTCATCGCCTACCAGAACTGGCAGGTCGCCCACTTCAGGCTTCTGTACGACTCGCTGTACCTACCGTACGGCATGTCATATCTCGCAAAGGCGAGGAGGCATTTCCGCATGCTGTCAATGATGGAGGACATGATGCTCATATACCGCCTCGAGAGGTCGGTCGAGAGAAGGGTGTTCAAGATAAACGTCGGAACTATCGACGACGCGGACGTTCCGGCATACGTGCAGCAGATAGCGGACAACTTCAAGAGGACACCGGTGATCGACCCTATGACCGGTCAGATTGACCTGCGAAAGGGCGTCATGTCGCAGATGGACGACTATTTCATCCCTGTCAGGGACCCGAACGAGCCGAACCCGATCGAGACACTGGCGGCGGCGCAGAACATGAACGCGATGGACGACATCAAGTTCGTTCAGAACAAAGTCATGACAGCGCTCCGAGTGCCAAAGTCGTTCCTGAACTTCGAGGAGGAGAAGGGTGACGGAAAAAACCTGTCGATGCTTGACGTGAGGTTCACGAGGACAGTGAACAGAATACAGCAGGCGCTTCTCATGGAACTCAACAAGATATGCATCATACACCTGTACCTGCTCGGTTTCGTCGACGACCTCACGAACTTCACACTCACTATGAACAACCCGTCCTCACAGGCCGAGATGCTTGAATTCGAGAACCTCGCCAAGAAGATAACCACGGCAAAGGACGCCGTGTCGGACGCTGGAAACGGAATACCGGTCTACTCGCTCGCAAGGGCGTGGAGGGAAATTCTCGGATGTCAGACAAGGAAATCG